CGCTCCGTGACGAAGTCGGACAACTGGTGATACCCTCGAATCGCAGCGTCCTCATCCACGCAAGCGAGACGGATGGTCTGGTCGCCCTGGACGATGACGAGGTCGTAGACGCTGCTGGACCGCTCGCCCAAGCCTGCTCTCATGGACTTCTTCTCGATCCGCAGCGTGAGCTTGTCCTCGGCGACCGGATGCTTCAGCGGTTCGATGTCGAACCAGAGCTTACGCATATACGCGTCCTTCGCATCCCACACACCACGTCCCAACCCGCCCGTCAAAAGCCACCGGCTGTGCTCGTCGTACGCCTTGTCGGACGTGAACCGGTAGACGACCATCTCACCGCCTCGCTCGGGCTGGATGATCTGAAGGATCTCGACGTCACGAGTCTCGACGAGGCTGCGGAGCTTCGAGATGACCTGCTCGAACTCGGAGATGTGGAAGTCGGAGAGGGTGTCCGGACCGTAGAAGAACGTGCTGAATGTCGTCTTGAAGAGCGACGTCGTTCCTCGGACAGCCTGTCCATCACGCGGCCACGTATCGTCGATGAAGGAGAGCTTCCAATCTTCGTTGTTGCGCTTGTCCTTGGTATTCATGTTCAGCCCTCCTTCCCGAACGCTGCTTCGAACTCGGAGACGAAGTGCGCAGCGATTCCCTGCTTCTTGATCTCGGAGCACGGGGTCCAGGTCCCGGTCGTGTGACGGACGAACTTGATCAAGACCTGGAGCTCGTCCTTGGTCGCCGCTCCGAACCCGAAATTCGGCTGGACATACTCGTAGATGTTGAAGAACGACCGGATCGTATTCAACGCCTTCGAACCCGAGACGAGCTTCGTGGCCTTGGCCGCGTCGACGGCGTTGTAACCGATCCCACAGTTGATCTCGATCCGGCCCTCGTTCTTCGTGAACTTCATCGTCGTCTTCATGGTACACTCCGCAAGGTTGTCATGCTCGCCCAACGCGGACGAGTGCACGAGTTCCTTGCGAAGATCGGGCCAACTTCGTTGATTTCGACGAATAATCGTACATTGATAAGAGACTTCATTGACTTCTCCAACGAAGTCAGAAGACGGACCCAGGGATTAACGGAATCAACGAGTAGGTAATTATTGCGTGGTCCGCAATTCTTGCGTGGTTAGGCTTGGAGAAGTTCGAAGCGACGGAGCAGCAGTTTGTCAGCGGCCTTGCGAGCCAGAAGCCTCCCGAGGTTTCGAGCTCTGCGACTCAGCTCGTCCATGAACGCTTGCTCAAAGGACTGGATGTCCTCGGGTAACAGCTTCCCTTCTGCAACGAGCTTGTCAACGAGCGGTTTGATCCGCCGGTCCTTCTGCTCTTTCATCTCAACCTCCTGATCTCATTCAACAAGCCCGCACACGAAGGAAGGCGACGATCCTGACGGGATGTATCTGACTTCTTAGACAAGGCCTCGAGACGAAGCCTTATGCTGACTTCCGAGAACGGGTCGTAACGCTCCCGGTTCTCGTACATCCTCCACAACTGAGCCGAGGTAACCGAGTCAGGATCGTCTCCTTTCTTCTCGAACCAGGCTATACTCGAAGACGCTCCACGAGCATAGAGCGTACGAGCAATCGCTACGGACACATCAGAAGCGTCGCCGTCGGCCATGGCGATGTACTCCGGGGCATCCAAGGCTACGAGCATATCGAACTGTTGACGGGTGACGTACTTCCCGTACGCTCCGACAACGTTCCTGTTGAATACCCGGTCCGCTGCGATCTTCGAGATCGGACCTTCAACGATGACCACCGGCAATCTCGGGTTCAGTCGTCCGTATCCGAACAACTTCGAAGCCCTCGGGATCGGGACGTTGTAATACTTGTTCTTGTGACCCTTATAGGTCCGCGCAGCCCAGTAGTTCAGCACGCCGTCGTAGCCTTTGTCTGGAATGACGATTCGACCTTGGAGGTAGAACTTCTGATCCGGATCGTTGTCTCCGTCCCTGATCCCGTACCACAAGATCTCTTCCTGTGTGAATCGCCTGCTGAGGAGGTACTGCTGAGCCTCTGCGGAGAGTTTGTCCCGGACCGGGGGGATCGGGCAAGGTACCTCCGCAGGCTCTTGGAGATCCGCGTAGAGTTCGTGAAGCAGCCTGTCCAGATCTTCGAGAGCATGCTCGACCGTGAACGGAAGGTGTAATGTCTTGAACAGGTACTCGAGATCGCCACCCTTGCGGCATCGTTGACAGAACCACTTCCGGTTGTCGGTATTGACGTAGAGACAATGCTTGTGGTCACGCGAGGTGTGCTCGGAGTCGCAGAGCGGACACATGTACCGGATCTCGGTCCGACCACCTGGAATCGGGTGTCCGAGTCTTGAGGTCAGCAGGTCTAACGAAGAGTCGCTCATAGCACGTTCCGGTCTCGGTGCTTGTACTGGCATCGAGCGAACTCGGCTGACCTGAGCAGGCTGCACTGTTGACAATCGAACGAGGCTGGCATGTCGTCAGGAGGTCGGACCTTGCGCTCGTTGAGGAGGGTGTGGTAGATCAGACAATCAGGCCAGTCTCGTTCCTTGTCCTCGGCATCACGAAGATCAAGACGACGGAACAGTTCCTTGCCTAGAGCGATCTGAGCAGCCTCGCCGAGGTCGTGAACCCGAGGCCATCTCTGCGACCTCCAACGGAACATCCCCATGAGAGTCATGCTGCCTCCTGTTGTAAGACTTCACGAAAATGCATCCTCGGAAAGTCGGTACGGATCGTGAACAACTTGTACCTCTTCCCTTTCCTTACCTTGTCGACCCAGATCCGTGCAGTCCCTTCTTCGTACTCCTCAGGACACTGGTTGTAGGTGATGACGCCGTCGGCCTTGTGGGTCTTGCGCCACGAGTCTCCGATCATGTCTTGGGTGATGACCTGGTTGCGATTGACCGTGGTGAACCGCTGAGGCTGCGACGCGGTCCAGACCAGGCACTTGAAGTCATCAGCGATCTGCTTCAGGCCTGAGTAAACCGCTCCACCACCGGCGTAGTCGTTCTCTTCCTTGTGTAAGATCTCGTCGGCGTAGTCGATGATCACCAGACTAGGTCGGATCCCTTCAACGGCTCGGAGCTTCATCAAGTAAGCCCGGATCGTTTCCAGCGACGCAGCCTTGGACGAATAGTACTTGACTTGAAGACGGAAGCCTCGACTCCGAGCTACATACTCTGTGAATTCGTCAGACCCTGACACGATCTGATCGATCGGGACACCTGACAGTCTCGCACAGTACCTGAAGAAGACTTCGTCCTCGTCGAGATCGCCGAGGGTGATGTGGACGACTTCGTACCCGGACTTGACCGAAACAGCTCCCATGTTCGTCAGCCATACCGACTTGCCTCCGCCCGGAGGTCCGATGATTGTCCACAGCTGACCCCGGGTCGGGCCTCCGTAGGTCAACCTGTCCAAGGTCGGCATGTACGACCGGATCCGGTGTTCCCTGCTCTGTCCCCGGTCTGCGATCTGGCGGACACGTTCAAGAGCGGTGTACACGTTCGTTCCGAGGTCGGAGGTGTCTGTGCCGGACAGAACCGCGTCTTGCATGATCTTGTAGATCTCGTCGGCGTCGCCGTCCTTCTTCAGGATGTCGACCGACTTCAGCAGCCCTTCCTTGACCGACTGGGTCTGTCCGAACTTGCGAACAGTCTCCTTGAGATACTTCGGATCGGGAATGTCGAGGCTGCACAAGTCAACAGTCTGCAACAGGATCGTGGATTGTTCAGTCGCTGGCATCCTGATCTTGACAAGGTAATCTTCGAGAGCGTTGCGCAGCGTGACTTGATCCGGTGCCTCGTAGTGCTCGTCGTAGTACTTGAGAAGGACTCGGGTGATCGTTGACAACCCCGAGGACTCGAAGTACCCGGGCTTGATGATGTCTCTGTACGATCTCAGGAACGACGGATCCTGGATCAGCAAGGCTACGATCCGGACCTGGAACTGGATGTCGTACGGGTATTTACCTTGTTCAGCCACTACAACTCCACTCCTGAGGCCGTGATCGACCGGACTTGAAGACCTAAGTCCTTGTACAACTGGATCCTCTTCTCGCTATGGCGTTGCAAGTAGAAGTGCGACTCGTGTATGAAGTCGAAGACCGGGAACGTGCCAGGCGACTCAGATCCTTCCTCTTTACGCATCGCTCGTCCGATCCTCTGCACGACCCTGCGCGCCTTCTTCAGTCCACCACCCATGATCACAGCTCCGAAGTCGGGGATGTCAACACCTTCGTCCAGCACCGAAGTAGCTACCAGAGCAAGGCCATCGGTGAGGTTGATATACTCTCTGAGAGTTTCCAGATCCCAGGTACCGTCAACCTTCGAGTCTCCTACGTACCTCAGGATTCGACCACCTCCTGAGTACGCTGCTGCTTGGGTACACAAAGGTTGCATCAACGGGAGTAGCTGGTGCGCGTGGGTCGTGACACGGTTAACGAAGGTCAACGACTTCGTTCCTTCTTGACTGAGCTGACCTGCGATCTTGGCGATGATGTCGTTTCCTTCTTCGCTCTCAACGATCCCGAGCTTGTAGACCTTGTCCCAGTTGCTCGACTTGATACGATCTCCTCGAATCCTAGCGATGTAGATGATCGGCTCAGGTAAGATCCCTCGTTGGATCAACACGCGCAACGGGACATAGATCAGGACAGGTCCGGTCAGACCGATCAACACCAAGTCTCGGATGCTGTACTCGCCGGGTTCATCGAAGACCGTGGCAGACAGTCCGAACCTGTACCTCGCCTTGGACTGGGACATGACCGTGGTCCACATTTTGGCTGGGAGGTGGTGGACTTCGTCAACGATCAAGACCTCGGAGTCTAGCAGGTCTACGACTCGTTCGTCGCCTTTCTTGATCCCGCTGTACAAGGACTGGATCGTGGCTGAGACAACATCAGGTCCTAGATCTTTCTCGTCGCCGTGATAGATCCCGACCTCGGGAACACCTCGCTTCAGGAACCTCTCTCTACCTTGAGTCGTGATCAGAGCTGACCCAGACAAGAACAAGACCCGGAGACCGTGCTGTTCTGTGTACCATCTCGTCGCTGCTGCGGCGATCTCGGTCTTGCCTGACCCAGTCGGAAGTTCAACGAGGCCTCGTCCTTGCAAGAGCATCTTCTTGGTCGCTGCGATCTGGTAGTCGTATGGAACGATCCCTTTGAACAACGGGACCAAGTCTTCGGTCGAGACCTCGGCTCGGATCAGGTCGTCGGGATACTCGACCTCGACATCGTCCAATAGCTCCGAGACCAGCGGGATCAACCCTGACAAGATCTGTCCTTCATCTGTCGACATCAGCTGATCGGCTCCGGAAGCATCCTCGGGGTCGAGGTTTAGCTTAGCTCTGAGATCGTTGAGCTCCCAGTACTCACCATCGATCTCTGATACCCGGTCTCCGTATTCGATCAGCACGAGATCACTTCTCCTCCGCTTCCATCTCGGCGCGGGCCTGGGCTAGGTAGTGCCTGACCTTCTCTTCCGCTCCGGGATCGAATTTCTCGAAGCCCATGGCGACCAACGGACTGCACGCCATCTCCAATGCCCTTCTGGCCTTCTCTGCCTCCCCTCCAACTCCTCGTACGCGTCGGCCACGTCCTCGACGGCGCACACGAGATCGTGATCTGGCCGCATGAATTCAAAGGCGATAGCATGTGCCCTCAGTTTGTGAAGCGCCGCCTCACAAATCCGCCTCGCCTCGTCGCGCTCTGCCTGGGTCTTCATGGGGCCTCCAGTTGGGTGACTGCGTCCAGTGCATCAAGTGTCCGTTGCGTCTTCAGGCAGAGGAAGATCATCTGCAAAGCATCTTGCGGTACCCTCAGTTCACGGATGAAGTTCCCTGCGTTTCGTGCCGCATCCCGCAGCCTCTCCACCTCCCCCCTCGCCTCGTCCAGCTCGGAGCGGGGGATGAACTCGCACAGGACAGCCCCGTGCGCATCTGCCATAGCGCTTGGGTCTGTGTCCACCGCCAGGAAAACCATGTCGGCCCCCATGGGTACCAGCTTTCCATTTACGTGGACATACTCCACCCGCCCATCTGGCCACTTCCGCATCACCGCCCAAAGACTAGCCATGGTTGCCTCCCAGCCTCCTGGATATGTACACAAGAGAGGTCCTCTGGAACGTCTACTGGTGCGAAGAACTCGCTTTGGACTGGTCGAAAGGATCCGACGGGTTCGACCAGTCCTCCGTCGGTGACACCAGAGCACCTCTCTTATGAATGAAGACGAACAACAATCCAATCTCCCCCTTCCTCAATAAGGCCGTAGGATCTACGGTGACAGCCTGTCGCCTGGTGAGCTCTGGTCTTCTTCGGAAGACGAAACTAACCATTGGGCAGGAACTAGACTTCATGAGGATTCCTCATGAATAAGTTCTAGGGATCAGACGGATCAGGGATCTGTCCGATCTTGACCAGGTACTCTCCAGCTTGAGAGAGTAACTCTACGAGCAGAGGCAAGTCATGAGGCTTGAGGTTCGTGCCTCGTCGAAACTCTCCGCCTTGTCGGATCCTTCGGTAGATCACGGTGTCGTAGTAGACCCTGGAGTCGATCTCGTTGCGATAGACAGCTACGAGGATCTGGCCCTTGCCGTAGGATCGTTCTCTGATGGAGCTACTCTTGGAGCGGTTCAACCGGATCCTCCGGACGAATATGGATCTTGGCTTCGGTCAACCTTCTGTCGTACTCGCCTCGGACCAGTCTTGTGGGTAACGGCTCTTTCTGTCCTGCAGCCATCACCTTCGACCTCCGGAATACCTCGTTCAACAACTTCCCGATCGGAGCAGAGGTCTCCGAAGCTAGTTGGTTCTTGACAGCTTTCTTGAACGTCGATGTCACGTCCTCGGTCAGATCCTCGGGCTTGGCTCGGATAATCTTCATGATCGAAGCATAATCAGGACCCGGTCCAGGTTCTTCGGGTACCTCGTCTTCTGGTTCCTCCGGCTCCGGACCAGGCTGCTCCGGCTCTGCAAACACCGGCGCAGGGGATTCTGAGCCTCCGAGGTCTGGGCCTTCTCCGGGCACGTCTTGGATCGGTCCGAATCTCTCGATCTCGTCGTCAGAGAATCCGAGTAGCGACTTGAGGAGATAGCCTCCCCACTCCTGCTGTCTCAGACCCAGAGCTGTCCCGACGTCCAACGACCGCTCAATCACATCCAACGTAGTCTGCATCACCTCAAGTCGTTGGAGCAGCTCGATAGGAGACGGTGGGACCATGCAGACCTTGAACGTTCCTTTGCTCACGGACAAGTCAAGCAAAGCCAGGTGGATCTGGAGGATCCTCGAGATCCCTGCCATGACGTCACGTTGTAGCCTCGAAGCCTGACGACCGAACTGTACCGATCTCCACGAGAATGCTCTGCCACCTTCCTCTGCTGACTCCCCGAACCCGAACCACTCCTTCTTCGCTCGCATCGAAGCGTAGAGCTGGTCGTAGAACAGGTCCATGTCGTAGGCTGCGTAGATGTTCGGCATCCCCGGCGTCGTCTCGATTCGTGACTGCGACCCGTCCCATGTCGGCCAGATCAGATCTTCGGTCAGGCCCAGCGGATTCCACATCACATCGAACTCGCCCGAGTCGGGATTCTTGTAGACCGTGCGTCGCATCGCTGCTTTCCAACGACCGAGCTTCTGGAACATCTCCATCTCGGTCGAACGGGTCCCGACGTCGACCATGATGTTTCGACGATCCAGAGTGTTCGATAGTCTGTAGACCATCAACATGTCCGAAGCGGTTCGGACCTGTTTCAGCGGACGTTGGGTGTTCTTCAGGATCGAGGTTCCGTAGAGTTCGCGAGTGTCTCGTTCCCGGTCTCGAGTCGTGACTGTTGTACGTCTGAGTCTGATGTGAACAAAGTCCCAGGGCTTGTACAACTCTTCGAGGTCGTCGACGTCCCAGCTCCGTCGCAATCCTGTGTCGTCGTAGAAGTGACCCAGGAGTGTCCCGTCTTCGGTCTCGACACGCTCGTAGTTGCGGGGATGCTTCCACTCGACCGCTGTGACTCCAACTCCGGGCTCGCCATGGACCCGAGCTGGGAGGTCTCCTAGGGTCGCCGAGTCTCGGATGATCGCGTAGATCTCGTCGTTGATCTCGAGGTTCTCGAGACACGTGTTGAGGACGGACTGGATCCCTTCGTCTGGAGCCTCGACCCAGATCGACAACCCCGAGTCAGGATCTTCCTGAGTCGCTTCTTCTGCGTAGGCGTCTAACACGCCGGAAACCTCGGGCCAGTTGTCGAGTTCTTCGTAGACCTCGTACAACTCACGACGTTTGTCTGCCTGGTCCGCCATGAATCCGCGGTACCTCTCGACTCTGGACTTGATCTGCTCGACGTCGTAATCTCCGAGCTCCTTGTCCTGAGGAGTCCTGATAGCTCTTGAGGCGCTCGATGGAGCGAATAGTCGAGCTAATCGAGCTCTGAAAGTGTTGTTCGAGAGCATCTAGGTCCTCCTAACGAGTCAAGCGGGCGACTGCCACCGCTGAGATCGAACGACTGAAGATATCGAACGTGCTACCAGTGCTGGTCATATACACTCCGATAGAGTGCTCTCCTGGAGCGAGCTCTACGACTCCAGAACCTGCAACAGGCTTCTTCTCATTGGCTGTCCCGAAGTTCAGAGACCCGTAAAGTCCTGTCGTGTCTTGGATCTCACCGTCAACAACAAGTCCGTAGGTGAATGTGTTACCGGTCGCAGCATCCTCTTCCACGATGAAATGGAAGTTGACCAAGTACGCTGCAGGCTCTTCGTTGACGACGGTGATCCAGCAGTCGAACATCGCAGCGTCAACGGTCGAATCGAAGTTCGCTACTTCGACGAGATTCCCAGACCAAGCACTGGAGTTGTTCTCGCGCTCAGGCGCAGGTAGGTAGCTCGGGAGCCTCTGATACGCTCCTTGTCCGACGAAGTCGTTACGCGGGATCCGCTCATCCAATAGGGCTCGATAGGTCGAACCCTTGTTGATCCTAACGTCGTAGCACTCGACGATAGTTGCCACACCAGGCCCGGTCTGGCGAATCTCGATCGTCGTCCAGTCGTAGAAGGACGGAGGAACAATAATCGTATTGAAGGTCCACGCTGTCGCAGCTCCGTTACGATAGATCGTCGCAGTCCCTAACGTCCCTCGAATCACTAGCTGAGTGACATCCCCTGGAACCTGGAAGAAGATCGAAGCGACGTCGGTAAGCTGGATTGCTACCCCTGCACGGTATGCTGGATTGAACGATGCAACCGCATTCACTCCTGAGACAAACATAGACTTGTAGTGGAACCGGGTCCAGCCTCGTCCAGGATCCTTGGGATCGTTCGCTAGGTGAATCAAGTTCTCTCCATGACGATCCATGACAGCTAAAGCCAACTCGTCTACGACCTCGGAGTAGTCTTGGGTATAGACTGTGAATCCTTCGAGGACGAACACAAGATTCGAACCGACATACGGAGCTGCGGACGATTCGAGCTGGATCGTGTGGTACCCCATCGGAAGGTCTCGACAGACGCGGAGAGCTCCTCCTCGAATTTGAGCCAGCGTATATGTCCCGACTGTGTAACCATCGATCCAGACGTTGAACGGCTCGATGGTGGTAGCGTCGTATTGCGAGGCATACGGGACGTGGATATCCATCCCGGTCCCGTAGAATCCGATCCGGATAAAGGCTCCTGCAACATCGAAGAGGTTCACCATGAACTTCCCGAGAGTCGTATCGTAAGTCCCTTCGACGTCATTGCAAACTAGGATCGTCGAGTCGTCGGATGATACGTACGAACAGTCTCCGACAGTGTTGATGTCAAGATCTAGGACGTCCTCGAACGGTGACGCGTTCTCTTGTCCCGACGCCATTGACATCAGATTGAACGTCCTCTTCCGGACTCGGATCTCATTCATCGGCAGTCTGGTCAGGTAGGTCGCCCCGTAGTAATCGACAGTGACTGCTCCGTTGTACCCGATGTTAGCATCAGTAGTTACCGACGTCGGAGTCATCGCCTCGATGTATCTATAGACCTGGTTGCCTGTTGCGACCTCCTCAATCACAAGCATATCTCCGTAGCGGTAGCCTTCCTGCGCTGGATCGAGAGACGTCGCTGTCACCGTAGGAGAAGCTGCAGCTGCTGTCCCCGAGATCTGAGTCTTCTCTGCAACAGGGTACAGATGAGATTTGATCAACGAATCCTTACCGATGGCGAAGACATTAGATCCGCCCTTCCACGAAGCAACCCCTCCCAAGGCCAGAGCCTTGTCGGTAGCTGCCAGCGTCACCTTCTTCCCGTCAATATACCCGGTCCCGGGTGCCATGAACCCGTAGGATGACCCGTAGTAGGTATCTCCTAGGATTCTGAATCCTGCGAGGTAGAACAACCCTGTCCCAGCTGACGAAGCTACAACGATACGAATCGTATGAACTCCGAGAGACAACGGACAGAACGCTCCGAGTAACAACGTCTCAGCATTCTCGATCGGAGCTTCTTGGACATACCTGTCCAATTTTCCATCGAAAATTCCTGAGGTCGAAGCGACTGAATAATCGGTCTGGACCCGGCGTCCATCGATCCAGACGACGAGATCAGCCATCCCATTCGAGTCTCCTCGAACCAACGGGATAGCTCCTCGTCCCCAGAACGTGAATTCGACGAATGATCCTCGCCCTGCAGCGTCGTCCTGGAACTTGATATACCCGGCCTCGGACTTGATATACCCTCCGTATAGAAGACGTTGGTCCCGTGGATCTTGGTACAACGGCTCGCCTCCGTAGACTCCGGAGACTCCGTCGCGATTCATCTGTGAAGGATCCCAGACTCGGGAAGGAGGATTCACGTAGACTCGGTCGTCCTGACCGATCGTCCTAAGATCCCCGAGATTAAGGCCTCGGGGATTGTTGTCTGTCGTGATCATACCATCGTTCGAAGTTGCAGGAGGCTCGTCTTCGATCTGCTCTTCGTAATCGAAGACTAACACATCTCCGGTGTCTTTCCCGAGGATCCTGTGAGGCTCTCCCGCTGTGTCCCAGAAGAGGTAATGAGTGTACGCTGACTCATCAACCATCGGGATATCAACGGCTCCGGCGAAGGTAACAGCGCACCACCTGAACTCGTAGGTCAACCCTGCCAGAGCGGCAGGGAACGCTCGATCAAGCGTCACCGTCGTTGCATTGACAATCGCTACGACACGGTAGACCCCGTTCGAACCAGGAGCGACTGCATCGTTAAGGAACAGAATCGAACCGACAAGGACAGCTAGACCTGCGGCATCGCTGAAGTCGGTGACCACAGCTCCGGCTTGTGTTACTCCGGCGATCCCTCCTAGAGTTGTTCTAGCAGCTGTGAACACCGTGACCAACGAGTTTACCCAATGGAGTTCTCCTCGAACAATCGCACCTTGCCACTTCGTAGCGAATCCTACAGTTAAGTCCGAGTTCCTCGCAACGTCTAACCAGTCTCCGCCGTCATTAACAGTCCTGATCCTGTGACGTTTACCCGCTCCGTCGATGAACACGTCATCGACTTCGACGCCCGAGAAGTCGACAGGACCCGCGAACTGGACACGACCTGAAGCCGCTGTGTAGACATACCCTACGAGAGCGAGATTGACGAAGATGACCTGGGGATTCTCGGAGATCGTGCTTCCTTCCCCGATCCAGTCTCCGAGTCCTGTTGTCCACGCCTCCTTAGCACTCGTAGCCAGGCTCTCGTAGACCACAGAACCTAGAGGAGGCGGAGTTGTCCCGAAGCTTACAGCCTGGCCATCCTGGATCGATGCTCCGTCGCAAAGATAGATCCGGTCCCCGATCCGGACAGCAAGGATCAACACATCGTGACCTTCTACCAACGGAGTCGCCTTCGAGACTATTGTAGGAACTACATCTATGATCCCTGCTGCAGTCCTGACCAAAGAGACAACGACTCGGTCGCCATTGATCATCGGAGTCATCGGCGACGCTGTCGACAGGATCCGGTTGTACCCTGTAGTGAATGGGAGATCAATCAGGAGATCGACATCCCACGACAAGGTCTGTGTCGCCAGATCCCACGAGATCAGAGCTTCAGACCCGTACCTCAAGTTCCTGTCCTGGTTCTCCTTCGATCTGTCACGGATCCCGAGGAAGATCGTAGAGTCGTCTAAGGTAGAGTCGAGAACAACCCCTCCGAAGGCTTGATAGGCCTGGACCACGACGGAGGTTGAGCCTACAGCGATGTCAATTAAGGTTACATCTAAGCGACCAATCGAGATCTGAGAACCTCCATTGATCGTGAAGGTCGTATCCAGTAACGACAAGACCCGACCGAACGCGAAGTTTATCCCATCGACAACGATGTCTATCGGATTCGCTGATTGATTCACTCCGAGGAGCTCGTCGATCGTAGCGTCTTGTGTCCCAGTGAACGTCAGAGTCGAGACGCCTGAACCAGGAGGGGAGATCGCTAAGATCCGGTCGAATCTTGAGTACATCTCGCCTCGCCCAGGGAACTGAGCGAGGCCTCCGACAGAACCTGCCAGGAGCTTGTAGTGATTCGCCAGACCAGGTCCGAAGTCGGACAAGTCAATAGCTGTCAACGCACTCCAAGTCCAACCATCAACTCGAAGATCGAACTCACTGAGACTGTTCTGCTTGAACACGATCCCGGTGTCGGAGCTGAGTTGGATCTTGGCACGCTCGACGTGTTCGACTTCGACTCCGGCTCCGACAAGAGCCAAGTTCTCGGCTCCGTTACGCTGCTTGATGACCCGGATCGACCCGGTATCGTCAGCGATGTTGTACGTATTCAGCAGTACAACTGAGAACGACCACGCGTTGACGACGTAGACCCATCCTGTGAACAACGTACCTGCAACAGCTGCATAGAGCTCGACCTTGTCTCCAGCAACGAACCTACAGTTCGCAGGATCAGTTCCGATCTGGTACGGAGCTGTGATAGCAATCGTGTACAAATTGTAACCTAGAGGAAGTCCTGGAGGAGCTCCCGCGATTGCTGCTACCCAGGTCTGGGCGATGTGATTGCCTACGATTGCTCTTCCTGAGAAGATCAGAGTATCTCCAGTCTCTGATACAACCCGACCAGGTCCTCGGAGTGTCGTCATTGACGGGATCCAGAAGTCTTCATAGATCGGCTGATGTCCTTCGACGAAGACGTCGATCTCGGGATTGGCTTCGACAATCGTAGCTGCTCCGAGAACAGCACCTCTGCGACGAAGATACCAAGTCACCCACTCCATAGCATCTTCGAGAGCGGTTGCTCCGAAGAAGTCCCCGGGCATCTCAGTTCCAAGGAGGTCTCCGCGCTTGGCTCTGACCCTGACCCTACGATCCGATGATACAGCGAGGTAAGGCCTTGTTTCGATCACGGAATCGTCGACATAGATCTCGCCGAGCACAACCACGTCCTGGCTCTTGTAGTACCTATCGTCAAGAGCATTCAGAGCCGTCAAGATCTGCGACATCGTCGGAGCGACGGGATCATTGGCTACGATCGCTGGAATTCCTCCTACCAGCACGGTCTCAAGTTGAGCAACCTCGAGCTTCGAGTCCCAAGGACGGATCATCACCAACGAATCGATCCGGTGCTGACCAGCCGCTGCAAGAGCTGGAACTGCTGCAGAACCGATTTCTACCTCGGACCTGAGCAAGGTACCGGCTGGAGTGATCGCTGTCCCTGGAGGAAGGTTGATAGTCCCTGGAGCTCCGAAGTCTTGGTACATGTGCAGACCAGACAAAATCCCTGCCTGGAACTGTCCTGGTTCATACTTCTGGACATCTTGGATCAGCTGCGAAGTCCTGTCGAAGTAACGGAACGTACAAGCTGTAACAGCAACAGCTCCGGCAGGAACTTCACAGGTCCCGATCCAGATATCGTTCGGAGTCAGCCCGGGGTAACGATACGTCGAGAATGCCCGATTGGTCCCTCCTACAGGGAAGAACTCATCTACTCGAAGTTCGTTGTCTGACACGATCTCGGTGACGGTGTACTCGCCGTTGTCACCAAAGTCGATCAGATCTTGGATCCGCAGGATATCACCCTGGGCGACGTTGGCTACGAAACCTCCGATCACAGAGGTCAGAGTTCTACCACTACACAACCCGTCAGCTACCCCGGCCCAATGTGTACAGCTCGAAGCGAAGTAGCTCGCTGCGTTAGGAGGCAACGAGGCGTTGTAGACGTAGCGGCAATAGATCAGATCCATCCGCCACGAGACACCACCAACGACTAGCAAGATCTCGTTATCCTGGCACTCGTCCTCTTCTACTACGACACAATCTGTCGTCAGGATCCGACCGATGGCTTGGGTGATTCGGAAGTTTAGCAAGGTCAACGCTGGAACTGCCCAGTTCCGGTTGAGGTCGATGTTGTTATCGTTAACGACAACGGTCACGAAGTAGTCACCGTTGTTTCCTGAGTTAACAGGATCTGCGATCGTGACAACCATCCCGACAGTGACACCTAACAAGAACCCACCAGCAACCGAAGTCAACCTGTTCGGAGCCGTAGCGACTCCGTCAATCCCTGTGAGTGATGCGAAGGTCTCGTCGTGGTCATGGAGGAATGCCAAGTTCATCCCTCCTAGACTTCCTGGAACGAACTTGTACCCCTTGTAGACTCCGTAGGGCTCGATGCCTCTGATCCGATTGTTCAGTAACAGCGTGGCATCATCGGCTTCGTAGTCGAACGTTCGAGTCTGTGACATAACCGCCTCCGGGTCTTCTTCTTTTGGGGGAACCCTTAAGGGTTTCCCTTTTCTTCTTTTAACGTCCTTATACTTGTCTTATCTTCTTACTTAGCTAGAGTAATACAAGAAGAACAGCATAAGACTTCTCTTCTCTCCCCATAAGGGGTTCTCTTCATTTCAACCAACGACTTTGAGGAACTGCGGTGAATGCAATTCGACTTGTCGTTGGATATACGACCAGATCTGGTCGGCACTTGGAACAGCCGGGATGATCAGGTACGAGACTCCGGCAGCCCCTCCTATAGGCCAATCCTCTGTGATGTCGAGAGTTCCAGGTCCTACAACCGAGTTAACAAGGTAGTCTCCGAGATCAACACTGTCTAGAAGACGAACCATATCCCCTGGGCGTACGCCTGCGGTCACGAAATTACCAGCGACTGTCGTTAACTGACGGACAGCGAACGCTGAAGTCACTCCGTCGACTTGACCTTCCATCGGATTGTCGTTATCATACAAGTCCATCGAGAACAACGCTCTCCGAGACTTGGCATTCCAGGTGTCGAAGTTGATTCCCGAGTCGAACGGGATCCCAGAATCGAAGTGGACCCGGGCAAGTGTCGTCTCCGTCTTCGCTCTGAGACCGTAGAACCGGATCAAGGCCTGGATCGCTGCAAGGATCCCGACCTTCGGAGCTAACCAGGCCCGGAGCTGGGCATAGACCCTGACTCTGTCCACTGGGTAGGTCTCGAGAGTCCGGGGATTAACGACCTCGTTGATGTCAGGGATTCCTAGCATCACCAACAGCTTCGACAAGACCGCTGGAAGCGCATCTGTCGTGGAAGCAGGGAGGACGTAGCGTTGCTGATCCCGGAGTCGATCGAAGAACAACCCCAGCATCCTGAACAACCTCGCTGTGTCCCCTTGAGGATCCCCAGGGAAGTCTCGTCTCACAGTCTCCCCAGCCGAGGTGACAAGATCAGGCCCAGAGACCCACAACAGATCCTTGTTCTCCAAGATCGTCTCGGGAATCATTCGACTCGTCCCGAGGATGTCTCGGTAATGAGTCCCTGTGGTCTTGTCCGATCCCGACCAAGCTTCAGCTGTTCCAGCTCGGATCCAGGAGGTATCGAATGCGTAGATCGTATGCCTCGGTGCTGTCTGGAACCTGATCTCGTCGACTTGCCCAGGCCACGATTGGACCCCGGCCATCTGAGCTCCCCAGGCTATCGAGTCGATCTGGCCCGGTGCGATCGGAGGCCCTAGAGGCCCTTGAATAGGCGGGTCTTCGTCGAGCTGGATAGTCAAGAAGCCTCCGACAGCGTCCCAGCTGACAACGATACGATGCCACAGCGCTGTATTCGGGGTCGGTACGACGACTGTGACAGGGCCTCCGCCTGCGTCATACGTGAGAACAATGAACGGGTCGAGCTTGGTCACGAGGATGTACTCAGGTCCTATCGAGTTCATCCCGTGAAACAACGTATAAGGGTTGGCATCGGTCCACACTCCGACAGGACACTTGACGAAGAACTCGACCTGACCGGTGTCGGAAGGGTAAGGTCCTATAGCTGCTAACGGAGAGAAGTCGACCCAGTCAGCCGGTCCGGGAAGGTCTATGCAGTTCGAGAACTTCCCTCCAGCTACCACCGCTGCGGTTCCGTTAAGGATCCCAGGCGCACCTGCACCGGCTGTAGCGACTCCGAGAATCGCTCCGCCAATATCGGTCTCGGCATGGTAAAGTTCCAGAGTCTCTTGATCAACATCAGGCTTCTCTAGAACGAACAACTCGACGAGGAAGTCTCCGTCTAGTACTTCGAGACGACGAGCAGTTCTTCCGTCGTACCTGACCCCGTCGCGTGTACCCAACCACGCAGTCACGTGCAGCCCTAATCGAGCCGGAAGCGTCGAGTAGATCGTGGTGTTGATCGCATTGGCTGTGGTATCGATCGCGTAGATCCGATACCCCGAGCCTACATAGACCTCGGTCCAACCAGGATCAACCGCCAACCCGACGAGGTCATCCCCGAGGTAACCCCAGTCTAGAGTTCCTAAGATAGCTCCGGCGTTGTCAACGGCGATTAATGTCGAAGAGTTGTTATCGAGGACGTAGAATATCAACGGGAACCCTGCTCCATCCAGAGACATCACAACTCCGGTCGGCTCGACGTTCTGGAGAGCAGTCTGTAACGAGTACAACACTTGCCCTTCAAAGATCCCGAAGACTTGATCTTGGGTCATGAAGAACTGAGTCATCTGTCCCGAGCCAGGGGGATAGTCGATCTCTCCGATAGCACACTTGATCCCTTGGGGTACGTTCGTATACATCGTCTCTGCAGAGACGTACCCTCGTTCGAGATCGTAGGTGATCTGCGAGTATCCCTGAGGACCTCGTCCTACGATCCTAACATATCCGGCTACTAAGCCTTCTTGGATCCCGTAGACCACGTAGAAGAACCGATCGACTCGGTGCCCTGTTACTAACGGGTGATGAATCGGGCGGTTGTACTCGCACCACGCTGCGTAGTAGTACCCGGTGTCGGCTGCTAACCCAGCGCTCTCTGAGAGGGCGTCAGGGAAGTTCGCGACCCACTCCCCTACCAAGGTACCCTCGGTCTCGGAAACAGCGTGGTGGAGAGCTGAGCGTCGCAGCCTCAACTTCTTCATCACAACGGTCTCTCCGGAGTATTCGAAGGCGACGTTGATCTGAGGCGTCTCTAACGACGTCGAGGCTGTGAACAACGATAGAAAGTCTGGAACAGGGTAGCTCATCACGCATCCTCTTCCGCATAGACAACATCAATACCGAAGTCCGAGTCTTGTCGGAAGTACTGGTACTCGTCGTCTCTGAGTACAATGTTCCCGAGGTAGGGAGACACAACCAAGTCGTACTCGTCACCGACCTGGAGTGTGTCGACTGTCGTTCCGATGGTGAATGTCAACCCTCCGGACGTGTAAGGAACTCCAACGGTCCCCAGGGCCTGGAGCGTGGCACCTCCGACCGAGACGAAGTACTGAGTAGCGTCGAATGCTATGACCAACCAAGACTGAGCCGTGGTCAATGCTGTACCAACGAGGAAGTTGTAGACGTCAGGAGCCCCGATCCGGTTCTTGATGAACCTCGGTTCACGAGACAACTGGAGGATGTCGGCATAGTCGATATAGCCACCATCTCCGATCTCTTCGATCAGCTGGGCGATATCTGACATCTTCTGTCCTCGTCCGATCGCAACGGTCTGGTATTCGATGTCAGCAGCCAACGCGTCCCAGACCATCCGACTGATCGTACCTCTTGAAACCCGAGGACGACCTGTGGCTAGGACAACTCGGGCAGCTCCGATCATCGGGACCGGAGTCAATGAGAAGCACTCGACAACAAGACCTTCGAGTGCAATCCCTTGGAGATACGATTCGAGGTTGGTCAAGAGCGTGAGCGAGGCTGTACCACCTCCGTCTGGCATGACGTAGACAGCTAGGTGCGAGGCTCGTTCAGCCCGGACCTTGACCTTGTAGACCCCGGGATACGCTTCGGCCAAAGGCTTACAGTCTGTGACATTCCTTACGTACCCGTACGAGAGGTAATGCCCAGGAGCTTCGTCCTTGATCTCTTGGACTGTGGGACTGTAAGCTCCGTTAGTCGAAGCAGCGATCTGCGTGAACGACAACGTCGACGACAACGCTCCGATGATTGTCCGGTACTGGTTCTGGGACATATCGAAGTTGCCGACCTTACCTTCGCACACGACCCAGTCTGCGGTGAGGACATCCCCGATATCAGGAGGCTTGCCGTAGGTACCATCAGGGAACTCCAGTGTGAGGTATCCTTGGTAATCATAGACAGCCTTGCAGACAAGTTCAGTGTCGTCGTAGTCCTGGAAGTCGTCGGCTACAGGGATCGCTACGGCGTTGACGTAGACAGCTAGATAAGCCTTGGGAATGTACCTCGTAGCAATCGGATAGGATTGGTACGGGCCTCCTGTGGCTACACCTAGAGCTTGCGCTGTGTACCTCTGGCCTTGAATGATCCCGACTTCGACCGAAGTCTCACCGACACCAAGGACCGCTGCGTCGGCTGTGATACCTTGGAGTGTCGGAGACCCGGTAGTCTTCAGGACGGTGTACTGAGGAATCGGGACAGGTGCTACAGGAGCAGCTCCGAGAGGTTCGAAGATCCCTTGCGAGGTTGCAGCAGCAGGCCCGGGGTTTTGATAGTTGATTACCGATACGACTCTGAGAGCGTGTTCGACTTTGGTGACGTCCTGCAAGTTCGACTGACGGAACCTAAAGTCGAGCCCGAAGTGGTTGGTCTCGACCAGGGTGATCAAGTACTCGACCAGCTTCCGGCCTGTCGCAGTCATCGGCAACGACTTGATCTTGTCGATATAATAGAGCAGGTACTCCAGAGCTTCGGTCTTAAGCTCTGACAACGTCTGGGTAACCAGGCGAGGTCTCTCAGTCATCTCAGCTTCCTCCCAACGGGAAATTGGCGCTCTTCTTCTCGCCGGTTCTCAAGATCTGATATCCAACAGTCGCTGTGACAGTATGGCCTTCTGCCGTACAAGTCACTGAGATCCCGGTGATGAAATCGGAGTACTGTTGGAGCCGTACCGGAAGGAACACGATGACCAGCCCCATCAGTTCTTGAGTGTCGTACTGACCCACGGCATCGTCCAACCCAGGCCATCCGTCTTCTGCTCCGAACCATTCGTTCCCTGCTACCAGAACAGCGTCCCAGATCCATTGATTGATCAGCTCGTCATCGGACACGAACTTCAGTTCTCCGTCAGCCAAGAACTCCAACGGAGAACTCAGGCCTTGCAACGACCCTTTGAATCCTGGAGGTTTCGCTACCATCTCAGCTCCTATGACGTCGCTGTGACAAGGCCATCGGCAGACGTCGTGCTACCTGGTACAGCAGACTCGAACAAGGACTTGAAACTGTAGACGTTCGAGCCTTCGGCAAGGAGTACGAGACCTCCGAAGTACATGTCGATCGTCCACTCCGTTGCAGGCTTCGATGCAAGGATAGCCTGTTTCAGATTCGAGACACCTGACGTACTGAAGGCATACAACATATAGAATCCTGAACTCAGGATCTGTTGCAGATTCAGAGCGTAACTAACGACCTCGTCAACGATCCGGAGCAACTCCTGGATCTTGATAATGTACAGTTCGAGCAACTCAACAACAGCATCTTCGATGTTGGCAGCAGGTTCGAGCATCTCGGCCAGCTTGTTGATCCCTTGATCAAGCATCGTTGCCAATCCTGGCCAGACGTCTCGAATTGTCCAACCTGCCCAGTCCGGAGGCGTCGAGTAGGTCTTAGGTGCTGTAAGTACCGAACCGTCGAGGAGCTCGATCTGGGTCAGGATCCCTTGCATCTCGGCAACATTCGGGACCAAAGCTAGAAGCTTCCTGTAGGCTGCTCCTAGTTCTCCGAACGATGGAGCAGCTGCTGCTAGTACGATAGCCACGACAGGGCCTGAAGTCACGGGTCTGTCCAGGTCTCCGAGATCATCAAACGAGTTCCCGAGATCAGACATGAAGTCGTTGTACGACGCTTGTCGATTCGACTCGTGATAGAACCTTTTCCCTGTTCGGAGGAAGTGGAGATAGTCCTTCACAGGATACTCCCACATAGGCAATACCTTGATGCCCGTTCCTAAGAACTCGTCCTTGATTTGGTCAGTAAGGAGTACGACTGCATCCAAAGCATTCGGAAGCTTCCCGACTGCGGAAACAATCGTCTTCATCTGAGACAGCACAGTCTGGACTACTCCGAGGCTCGCTGAGACAGCCTTGGTCACAGCCTCGGCTCCGTCAAGGATATCGTCGACCTTCGCTCCAGTCGCTCCGAGTAATGACGTGCCCGAGGCCTCGAACCACTGAGTACCTGTCACTCCGTCACCCCAGATGATTGGACTCGTAGGCATCTACTACTCCCTACTCATAGCTTCCACCGATCACCACGAAGTCCTCGTGGTCTGCCGGATAGACCACGTCTGGGTGATAGGCCATGTCAGGGTCTGGACCGTTGCTGCTCGCCCACGTGGTCCTGGCTCCGTCCGAGCTTCTGGTCGCCCGGTTGTGGACGAACGTCCGAACGACGTGAGCCCACGGTCCCTGCCATGGAGTGAGGACGATGTCGTCCGCTGTCACAGCCGTCGTCGTGCCATGATTTGTGCCGACTTGGTCAGGTACGTCGTTGGCTCCTGGGATGGCTGGATAGTCCGGGAGCCATCCCCACAAGGACACGAGGTTCCCGAATGCAGAGGACTCCCTGGGATCCAGCGGGTCCACTGCCCCATGAAGTTCTACGATCTCGGCAAGGGAGAGGACCTTGTTGAAATAGAACATACAGGCTTGCTTGGAGTCGAGACTTAGGTTGCACAGAACAGGCCCCGTCCCCGCATACAGGGCGTTGACCACGGAGTTCTCGGTCTTCGTCCAGTTCGTGATCTCCACGGCGTTGAGGTAGAACTTGGGGTCGTTCACACCGAAGGTGAGTGCCCAACGGTACCACGTGCTCGGAGAAAGAATGGCGTCGATGGACCGCCATATCTTCCTGTTCCCCGGGGCTCCAGTCGCCGCGTTCGTCAGGTACAACTCAATCTTCGTCACGGCCCCAGACGGGACAATGACCTGCCACCGGTTCTGTAGGGAGTTGTAGTCTCTGAGGATCGTACCGGAAACCCCCTCGTGGTAATAGAGGCCGCCGACCGTGAAGTTGACTGGGTCTTTGAGGCTGATGTCGCTCCCAAAAGAGATTCTGTTCCCCAAGATGTTCGTGAAGTGCAGTGCTCTGTAGTTCCACTTGTCCTTCGGCCCAAGCCACGGGGTATCAACCACGTCTGCTGCGTCCATGTTATACGTCGTTCCGTGGTTGCTCCCGAACCTGTCAGGAACGTCGTAGGCACCAGGGACGAGGAGCATCTCGTCGTCCCAGATCCAAGACGACACAAGAGCGGCGCTGCCTGTCGGCGTCCACAGGAGCGGATCACCTGGAGCCCCTCCGAGACCTCCGTTGTGGAAGTAGGTCACGTCGGCGGCGGACGGCAGTTCCGTGTCTGTGATGAACGGGTTGTAGATCATGCCCGCCCACCCTGCCGACGACCTGCCGAGTCGGAGTCGTGCAGCCGGGGCAGCATTGAGGGTAAGGATCGGCGCGTTGTAGGTTATCGTCCACGCAGTGATCGCGACGTTATTCACCTTGAGCGTAACGGCTCCGGTATCAAACCCGAGGTAGATATGAGCCTGTCCTGACGCGGGGAGGACTTGGTCAGTCGTCTCCCAGTGGATTGCGTGGGCCGCATCGTAGGTGCCGTTGTCGGTCAAGAATATCGTGAGTTTGCGGGCGTGTGTTAGCCCTGCGATGATCGCCCACGACTTATCTGTACCACCATCCCAGCGGGCGATGATGTAATCCACCGCGCTCTGCGCTCCGCACTCCACCCAGATCGACACGCCAAGTTTATTCGTGATCTGCAACGACGCCGGAGCAAGAAAGTCGACCATGTCGTTGACGCCGTCGAGAACCAGCCCTTTCTTGTACCACCTAGCCATGCTACGACCTCACCAGTTCGACGGACCCGAAGTGGGCCGTGTCGGTGTTCCAGACGCCGCCGATCACATCCATGCGGACCTCGTAGAGCTTCTTCGTGTCCTGGAGGTTGCCAGCCGCAGAGCCTACGGTGAGCGCAGCCGACTCCACCTCGGTCTCCGAGAGCGCTGTCGTCGTCAGGTCAGCCCCGGTCACGTACTCGTTGTCGGTGAGGTTGAACAACCTCACCCGCGCAGTGATCGGGATCGTCGGCCCCGATGTCCACCCAACCATCCGGAATGTCCAGGTCCCGGTGGAGTAGGCCCCGGCATTGATCGGAGTGGCACCGTGAGCCAGCGTGCTGCCGATGTCGTGGGGCACAAGCTGTCCGGTGGCAAAGCGGAAGACCAGATCCCCACCGAGCACTGCTGGCTTGCCGGTCACTGCGGCCCAGGCCACGGCGAGGGCGACGTCTGCCGAAGCTGCGTCAGCGACCTGGGAGGTGATGTCGCCGCCTCCGTGGGTGTGTGCCGCTGCCGCTGCCCCGATGTCCGCTGCCGCAATGGCGTCAGGTTGTCCAGTAGCGTGGCTGGCTGCGTGCGCCGTTGGCGTCCTGGCGTCACTGTTGCGGAGGTCGGCGTCGGTTACGTACTTGTTCCCAGCTCCGGGAGCGCCTGAAGTCCCTGGTAACGCAGCCTTCTCTCCTGCGGTAGGAAGGTTCGCGTGGGCGTATGTCCCTTCGTGGGCACCGACAGCCGCTGCTGCTTCACCTGACTGGTCGTAGGTTGCGGGGAGGGCTCCGCCGAGTTTCTCAGCGTTGAGGGCCGTGTCAACCTTCGTAGCTGACGCAGTGGCGTAGTCGGCCTTGAGCATGTCTCCGCCGAGCACCGGAGCTCCGATCACACCTGTCCAAGGAACCGTATCAGCGTAGTCTGCGGTCGCTGCCGAGTTCGCTCGATCTGCTAGTGTAGCGTAGTCTGCAATCGCTGCATGATCAGCATCGTCTACAATTCCATCGTCGTTGGTGTCGTAGGTCTCTTGGACTCGACCGAGGACGACGTCGAGGATCTGTTCCCAAGATGGCCAGACCAGCCCCATCTCAGAGGATGTCAGACTTTGGATAGCTGCAAGGACACTCTTCGAGAGTGTCTCCAATCCTTGTTTAATCGACGCCATCAGACCAGCACCTTCGGGTTCAAGCCGTGGACAACCCCAGCGAACAAGCAATTCGGAAGATTGTTACAAGGGAACTGGAGGCCTGTTGCTGTCGGCATCAGGATCGTTCCATCAGGAAGCATCGTGATCGTGTCTGCTGGGGTTGTTCCTCCGATCGTCGTAATCCCTGCCGGAGTTAGCTTGATCGACTTCCCTGCAAGGTTCGAGATCGTGACATTTCCTACCGAGTCGACTTCGACCGAAGCCGAGACACCTAACAGGCCAGCTCCGATCTTAAGAGATCCTAGAATCGTATTCAACGAGAACTTCCCTGCGAGAGATTCGAACAAGACGTTCCCTGTGACGACCCTGGTCACCCAGCCGTTTACAGCGACACCGGATAACGAAGCATTCATGACCACCGATTGGAATGCTCCTTGGATTGTCTGAGTCATCGACGATCCAGAGCTCAGAGCGAGGTTCCCTAGAGCTGAGATGAACCGGTTCCCGAGGACTCGTTCTCTGAGGTTCCCTAAGAACGTGACCTTGCGATTACGTCTATAGGTCTCTTCGGTCTCTCCGTCTGCTTCAATCGAATAGTTCCGAGCAGCTCTGACAGCGACGTCGCCATTCTTGGACATCACCAACGCGGAGCCTGACAACGACCTCAACACCAGCTGCTCGTCTCCCCAGGCCGAGGATGTGATCGTGTTCCCTACCGCATCGGTCAAAGAGAACCCGTCAGCGCCCAGAGCTGCACTGAGAACGAGTTTCTGCTCTCGGATCCCGGCCCGGTCCCGGGAGATGATCGAGATGTTCTCGTGGCCATCTCGGGCGTCTAACAAGATCGTCTGACCTGACAGGTCTGTGATCTTCACGAACCCGCGACGTGAGACCATCTTGTCGTGTCCGACCTGGTTCCCCTTGGTCACATCACGAGTACCTCGTTGCTCTGCATTGTCAGCGTTTGCAACGACCTGGACAGGACACGACATCTCGATGATCTGACCTGCTCGGTCAATGATCTTCAAGAACTCTTCGCCATCACGGTCCTCGACGAGGATCGTGTGCCCTTTGTAGCTCTTCTTCCACGCTGTCCTGGTCGGGTGCTTGTCGTCGCTGTGATCCTCGAACACGTCCTTGGGGTACGTGGTTCCCTCAGGAGCTATCCAAGTCTGGCCCTGTCCTTGACCCCTGGTCGTGATCATCTCGATCGGTAACGACGCGATCCCGTGGAGGCCTCCGAGGACTACAGGGTAGCTAGGATCGCCTCGGTTCAAGAACCCGCAGAGAACATCGTCTCCGTTGATGAACTCGGACGAAGGACCGTGATCGTGCCCTGCTCCTCCGTCGACCTTGACCATCGCCCAAGGCAACGACTCCAACGGAGTGTCTTCGACGTCACCGTGTATAGCCCAGATCCGGACACGGACACGTCCGATCTTCAACGGATCTTCGACATCTTCGACTCGACCAGGTTCGTTGCACCCTAGCCAGTTCCCTGTTGCAGCATCGTTAGATAGTTTGAGGATGTCAACCATCTAAGCTCCTGCCTCGGTCAGCGTCGTGATCTTCTTGACCTGGGCATCGATCGTGTACGAGTTCTCGATCCGATGCGAGGCCTGGGCGACTCTCCAGTATCCCGATGTCCAATGGACTCGTCCATTCGGGAGTTCGACGATGTAGTGATGATGATCGCCTCCGACCATACCCAGGGTCTTAGGTGTCCCGTAGAACCTCGTAGTCCCTGAACGCATCCTCCAGTACAACTCTTCCCAGGCTTGTTTACCTAGTCGTTCCGCTTCGGCTAGATCAGTGTTCAAGAAGGCGTAGCGGAGCTTCGTAGCGAACTCGACACGCTCACGGGCTTCTTCTTCTGAGATCTTGTCCGCGTCTGCTAACGCCTTGACCGTGTCCAACGGGACTTCTCCGGTCTTGGACCAGATCTGCTGAGACAGCGGATCGTCAATGACCAACTTAGATCCGATCGGAGACGATACCATCTTGCGATACTCTTTCACTAGAGGGTTGTACGCCCGCATCACCGCTCCGGTCCCGGCGAGGTTGCCTACAGCGAACGCATCGATATCAGGAGAGAAGTCAAGGATCTCAGGGCTTTGGCGTACAAGCAACCTGAACTCAGACGAGGCACCCGGAGCATGCAGTACCGGTCCGAAGTATAGCTTCCTCCCGTTCCCTCGGAGAGTAAAGGCATACCCTCCTGTGTACTGTTTCAGAGTCGACTCCGCTCCTGGTAACAGCTGCTCGACGACGTAGTCCCAATGATCCTGCGACGGCGTCATCGCAGGCCATTCTCGAGGGTCGTCATTCGTGTCCCAGATCTCAGGGGTCTGAAGCTCTGCGTGGAACTCCGCGATTGTCTTGACAACATCAGATCGTCTACCGAAGAACGACGTAGGCATCGGCTTCGGAGCGATGTGTCCGATCTTTCCTTCGATCGACAACAAGATCCCGGCATTGGTAATTCGAGGCAACGCTCGGAGGATGTGACCGTAATACCAGTCTCCGTCATCGTGCCCGGGGTTCCACAGGTCGTGCTCAGGGAATCCGAAGCGGAACTGGAACCTGGCGTAGTCAGGGCTGGTACTGATTGGGTTCGCTTGTTGTGAGATCTGACGACGGACCAGATCCATCAACTCCAACTCCAAGTCTCCGAATGTGGGATCGATGAAGTTCAGCTGGAACGTCGAGATCGAAGTCTGGGACGAGTTCAGTACAAAGTTCTTGAGGTACTTCGGAGGTATCCTAGTCAGGAGCTGTCCTCCGATCGAGACTTCGACCTGGGGATGAGCACTAGTTAACGACGACACCTCTAGACCTCAGTACGTTGACGACCCGCTCCTTGAGCGGGACAAGAACCACCAACCCAGCAGTCAGTCCGACTATTGGATCGGAGATCCCATTGACCATAGGGATGACCCAGAACAGATCCGAGAGACCGTAGGCGACCCTGGCCAGATCGTACGGACGATGCGCCAGAGCCGCAGGAACTCGCTTGACCCGGTCGGTGTAATCAGGTTCGATCAAGAGCATGTTCACAGGCCAACCAGTCCAAGTCCCAGATACCGAGTCGAAGAACCTGGTCCTCAGCGGACCTATTGACATCGTGCTTGTGCTACCCATTAGCTTCGTACCATTCCCAGTTCTTGATCGGTTCAACCCCGGCAAGGTTCGGTTTCGTGACTCTCAGAGTCGCTGTGACCTTGCAGTGGAACGGGACACCTCCCTGGAGTTCGACGGGTCCGGTCTCGTCGAATGACAGGTTCTTGAATACTCCGTACCATGCCCGTTGCTGTGTGACAGTATAGGTCTCGGTTGCTTCAGACCCGGACCCGAGCATCACCAACACCGGAGGAGGTGGTTGAAGGAACAGACCTTGATCATCCATCTCAGGCAACAGCAGCTTCTCGAACCAGATCATCTCAGCGAGGACATCCGCAGGGGTCCTGTCGTCACCTTGGTCCATCGAGGACTGGAGACCGAATACGAAGTCGATCTCTTGTCCTGTTGTGAACGCGTATCCGAGGTGAGGATCAACAGTCCCTCGGAACGGCTCTTCTTGCCACTCGGCGCTACGGTTCCGGCGAGGAGGCTCAAGCAGTAGAGGAGAGACATAGGAGTTCTCTTCGTACTCGATAGTTCCGACGACTGCGAGTACGTTGTCTACTACCGATCCTAACCCGGAAGGAACCATCTGTCCGAACAGCCGCATGTTGTATACCGTACACAGCATCTCAGCTCCTGTGTACGCCGAGTTCGATACCGAGGGGTCCCCAGGGCATCAGGTACTTCGAAGTCTCGGTAGGCGTCATCCTAGTCTCCTGTGTGGGTCCGGTCTGGACGGATCAAGGGATTGACGGGTCTTGGCTCTGTGAGGGTCGGACGCTTGGGATCGGTCTGACCAGCAACCTTGTTCAGAGACTTGAGCATCTCGGATAAGAGCCACACAACCTGAGGATCGGAACCTCCTTCTGCTCCGAGTGTCCCTAGATTGATTCGGAGCTTCTTCGCCACGTCTTCAGCTGTCTTGATCTTGAGCTGCATCAACCCGTACGCACCTGCGCGAGACTTAGCGTTGGGGTTGTTGTAACTCTCCGAAGCTGCAACAGCTCGAATCAACTCTTCAGAGAGTCCGAACTCTTGAGCAGCAGCAGCATACAACGGATCGAACGGTGAACCCTTCAGAGCCGCTCGGCTAACCTTACCTCGGCGGTCCTCCCCTGCCTCTGTCGAGATCGGGACAGCGTAGTTAGCTCCGAGAGCATTAGCTCCGGTGAGGATGTCTCTAGCGTACCCTGTTCCAGGTGTCGAGGTCGAAAGCTTCCCGGACTTGAGGACCTTGTCGAGATTACCCATTCCCCAGTTGTACGCCATCAACGCTAGCTGGGTATTCCCGTCGTACTTCTTGATCAGATCTGCGAGATACTTTGCTCCGAGACGCACGTTGGTCTTCGGATTAAGGATACTCTCCTCTTGATTATAGGAGAACGATCCCTTAGGACTCCCCTGGATCTTCTCTAGCCTTCGTGCTGTCCTATCGAGCATCTCCGATAGGATAACCGAAGTCATCTCATTCGGAGACATCGAGGTCCCTCTCAAGGTCTCTAGAGTCGACAACCTGTACTTCTTCGTCGTAGCAGGGTCTCTGAATGCCGTGGTCAGGTCAGTCCCGATCACGTCTCTATAGACATCTGAGAGGCCTTCAACGACAGCGTCTCGTATCTTCTGGTCAGTCTCAGGAGAGAATAACGACGTAGCTCCGGAGATCAGCTCCTTCTCTATGACTTTGAAACTATCTTCGAGAGAGGAAGACCGTTCTCCAGTTTCCACGAAGTTCTTCAGATCAACAGACTCTAGCAGATCCTTCATACTAGTTCCTAACGATACGAGCAAGTTCTTCGCTCCCTCTGTATCGATCTGATTCATAGGTTCTAGTACTCCGAGGTCTTCAAGAACCTTCCGGATCTCTGATCCAGCAGTCGACCAAGTATCAGCGAGCCATCTCCCCATCCTCGTATCGACCCAATCGAACATCTCTTCCCAAGCAGCCTCCCAACCGTCCTGCATCCCGGACCAATCCCAGTTAGCTGGGTTGATCTGGGCTAGCTCGAGTTTCAGATCCTCGAAGTCCTTGACGATCCCGCTAGACCCGTCCCAGATCCCATCGACCATGTCAGAGATAGCATCGAGCCCGAGTCCTAAAGCCTGCGCAGGTAATCCTCGATTCTCTCGGAGAAGCTTGAACATCTCGTTCATAGGTCCTTTCATCTTCCCCTGGAACTGGTCAAGCATCACTTCTCCGAGCCCGATCCACATCATCCTCAGTTCTTTATCGAGCTTGGCATAGGCTTCGGTTGTGTCATCTACAGTCTTGTGAGCAGCGTCGCGATGCTTGGTAACTCCCTTGGCTCCGGCTCCGAGCGTGTCTGTCACGAAGTCGGAGATATCTCCTTCGAACCTAGCCATCCTCAGCGCTTCTTCTCTCGAGACACCAAGACTCTCAGCCAGCTCCTTCCTCCGCATCTGGGAGTAGTAGTCCATCCCTGATCCGATCTCTTGCATCGCTTGGACACCGACTTTGACGAACTCGTCAGGCGAGTCGGTGATCATCTTCCTGAGATCGCCGACTCCTCGCCTCGTGTACCTCGCCACGACCTCGATAGCCTCAAGGCCTTGTTCGTCGGTCAGGTCCAACAAGTCGGTCATCTTCTTCAGCATCCCGTCCGCTGCGATCCCGCCTTGTCCCAAAGCCCCTGCGACTGCGAGAAGCCTTTGGGTGTACGGGACCAACGAAGTGCCGCTGTTCCGAGCGAGTTCTAACAGCTCGGACTGGGAATCGACTAACTGGACCAGCTCTCCGTGCGTCAACACGGTCTCGTCGCCGACGTACTTGATCGCTGATCCGATGCGATAGAGTTGCTTGTCCGGGACTCCGTGGATCCGGGTAAGGCTGTTGTACAGCTTACCGATCTCGGCTGTGCTCTCGCCTGTCGCACGAGCCAAATAGAGAGTCTCATCGGCCCAGGTCCGCATGTTCTCTGCGGCATCCTTAGACTTCGATGCAAGGGTTCCGAGTTGTAGTCCTTCTCTGACGACTGCAATAACTTCTTCCCGGGTGTATCCCAAGGTAGCCCACCACTTCTCGACAATCCCTGTAGCGACTCCCATCTGACGCCCGTTCATGTCCATGCTCTGATTCATCAACAAGATCTCGGACCGGTACTGCGAAGCGGCCTTAGCAGCGTCTAACAACCCGAGCTCATAGAGAGCCCAGAGACCTACTCCGAGCTTGACGAGATTCTTAGTCTCCGAAGCTACCCCACCTAGAGCCTTTGTAACCTCTCCGACCCCGGCTTGGACCGAACCTGCGACCTTGGTACTCTCGAGCGCTCCGTCGTAGAAGCTCGACCATGAACTCTTTGATACCTGCTCCAAGTCCCCGACCTGTGCAACGAACTTTGACTGGAGCTTGTCGAGGTTGATCAACGGACCCGACGTCCGATCATCCAGCTCGACTAACCACCTCAGAGGGAGCAGTTCAGGTTCCACAGAGTCTACCTCCTGTTCTTCGAGTCAAGAAGGCTTTGCTTCTGCGCGTTCTCATCCTCGAGACGACGGATCGCTCGCTTCAGGAAGTACCAGAATTCCCAAGGAGGCATCGACTCCAACTCAGATCTGGAATACCCTTCTCGTCGTTGTAGAAAGTCCATGGAATCAATCAACACCTTGGGGTCAGGGATCTTCGAATCAAACAGGTCTTGGACGAAAGAACCGATCAGAGATCGGCAACCTCATCGGACCATTCAACCATCCACAGTGCTCGCAAGGGAGCCCGTCGACGATCAACCTGTATCCTGCTCTGACATCTTCGAAGGCTGACCGCAGAGTCAACTCATCCATCCCTCTGAGGCTTTCGACGAACTCGACCTTCTCGTCTAACGAGACCTCGGAATCTTGATCCAACGAGATGATCCTTCGGGCCGTTCTGTACGAGTACTCCGGATCGCCTTCTTGGGTCCGCTGCTGAGGCTTGAGACGGCGGAGTGATTGTTCTCCGTACTTCCGGATCGCTTGGTCATCCGAACCTGATAACAACCCCCACTCAACCACCTTCCCATTCGGAAGCTCTGTGATGAACGGGTAACGTGCGTCATCTGTTCCGAGGACGTCTTTCTCGAGATCCCTGAGCGTGAAGATCGTCCTATCATCAACGAAGGGACGGAGTCCAATTGTCTTCTTGTCACAGTCGGAACACTTGTAGAAGAACTCGTACTCAGGACCCCAGGACAAGACTCGGAGGTCTAGCAACAGCGCGAACCTGTCCGGGATCTTGAGGTCCATCGGGTTAAAGTCTGTGGGCCAGTTGATCACGTTCGACCTGGCGAGACGGTTCAACTTGGCCTGGGCTTCCATGTTGGTCGCTGAGAAGATCTTCATCTCCCCAGTCCCCAAGGCTAGAAGTTGTAGATCACCGTTGAGGACCGGATCGTCGTAACAAACGGCACAAGGAAGTCGTGTGGTACCTTCGTAGCCTGCCATAATTACCTCCAGAGGAATTGACGTCGGCAGACGCTAGTTGTGAGAGAGCGGAAGAACTAGATCTGGGTCCACTTGAGCTTGTCGACGACGAACGGCATCTCCATGTCGATCGGCTCGGTGTTGTCCATCGAGAACCCGCCCGGAGGATCCGCAGGAGGCCAGATCCCGAAGAGCTTGCACTTGCGCTGGTTCCCGCCTCCGGGGTCTGAGACGATCGCTGTGGCGATCTTCTTGTAGGCGCTGGCGAGGCCCATCGCTCCGGTGTCGACGTTGTAGACCAGCGTCCTCCACTCCAAGAGGAGCTTGCGAACATCCTGGTCGACGTAGTCCCGAAGGGTCAGACTGAAGTCTTCGACATCGTGCCCGCCAGCGACCTTCTTGGTCGTGTTACCGTGCTTGATGCGGTGGACTTCGTTCCTACCGACCGGGAGAGAGAACGCTCGCATCGCCAGCTGGATCATCGTGGGATCAGAAGAGAACCCAGCCCCACCCAGAGCGACAGAGATCACGAAGTTGTTGCCTCGCTGAGGCTCGAATCCGCCATCAGCTGAAGCGATGTGGTCTGCACTGAAGTCAAGGGCCATGGTAGTCCTCCTTAGAACTCAAGGCTCTCGGACAGCTCTTCGATCGAGCTCCCCGAAGGTGTCACGATGAACTTGATGTAGATCTTCTCCCCGGTCTCAGGGAACTGGAACCAAGCGTAGGCCTGGGAGGAGTTCGTGGAAGGAAGAACCGCAGACGCGTTGGTCCCGGCATCGCAACGGACCCGGTAGTCAGCCAGCGCTCGCTTGCCCTTCATGAACTCTGCCGGACCGATGACGTAGTTCTCGATCTGGTCCCAGAGGATCTCGTCCGAAGGCTCGCCGACCTCGTCCTCGACACCGTCGAGAATCAGCTCCTTGAGCACGCACAGGTTCAACCGGTTGTTCATCCGGTTCAGCGAGGATTCGGCACGGAGACCAGTCTTCTGTCCCCAGAGAGCAGTCCCCTTGCCAGCCTTGGTCCGGATCGGATTTAGGATGGCATTGGTCGTGCCGTACATCGCTTCGCGCTCGTCGTTGTCCGGAGAGATCCGAGTGTCGGTGACCTGAGGCAAGATCCCGCGCTTCCATCCCATCGGAGCGCGGAACACGCCGGTACCGATCGATTTGGCGATGACGTACATCTGGAACCCGGAAGGAGGAACCCAAGCAGCGACATCGTTCCAGTCGTCGTAGACCTCTTGCTCGGCCCAGCAGGTCGAGAAGAACGAAGAGCTGGTGTTCTGTGTGTGAGCTGTGATCCAGGCCAGGGCCTCGGCAACGGTATCCACAGTCGCCCACGCGTCGATGTCCAGCAGAGCTACGCAGTCACCTCGGGCATCTGCGATCTCAAGCATTCGGGCCTGGACTGCGTCGACGATATCCCCAGGGAACGCCAGAGTCCTGATCCGGACCTGCTCCGGATCCTTGAACAGGTTGACAGCCGTGAGCTTGTCACCGGTCGAAGCTCCGTTGATCCCGTCCGCTCCACCTTGGATCGTGACCGACGCGTCAGCATCAGAGATGAAGGTCTCGGGTCCGTAAGGAAGAGGCTCGGTCGTGTTCGCTACCACGGCACCGGCGTCGAGGAGCTTCATGAACACGTTGTCAACGTCGGTTCCAGCGTCGGTCCTGTTGGTCCCGAGGTGCTTGGCGACAACAACGCCGTTCTCGTAGACCCACAGATCCCAGTCTGTCGTGGTCGAAGCATTAGGCTTTACACGCATCGTGAAGTCGTCTGCACGAGTACCCTTGTAGTACCCTTCGAGCCTGACCGACGCGGGGTAGATGTAGTAGTCCAGATTCGCTACACACGTCGCTGCGAAGTTCCGGTTCACTGTGAGAGCATTGGCAGCGACGGTGACGATCGTGTACGTCCCGTTGCAGTCTGTAACGATCCCGTCGTTGATCACCAAGATGTCCCCGGCAACCACCCCGGACTGGACAAAGTCGAGGTTAGCGATCCCGGCATCGGTGAAGTTGACAGTCGTGATCGTGGTTCCGCCGATACCCGTACCCGAGGCAGGTAGACCACCAGCAGGGAGGCTATTGACGACCTTCTTCGACTTGTAGATCGTGTAGTCCAGATTAGCCAGACCCCCGACCGGGAAGTCGCGGTCGACCGTTACCCTGGTAGCGAGGTCGACCGACGTGATGTAGTAGACACCATTGTCTCCCGTCGATCCAGGAGCAGCTTCGGAGATCTCGAGGATGTCACCGACAGCGACATTCCAGGTCGTGAACACCGACGCAGCTGATGTGAACTGTCGAGTCGCTGCGACAGACGTGGCACCGTTGATTCCCGTGGCGCACATCGAATCAAGGACCTCGAAGACATCCCCGGTATCCCCGACAGGGAAGTTCGGAGTCACTGTCAGCTGCGTCGGAGCTGGGACTGCTATGATCCGGTACAGCCCGACATCACCCGATCCGACACCTGAGGTGATCTGGAGGTACATCCCTACATCGATCCCGTCGGCAGGGAAGTTCGCTGCGACAGACGAGAAGTTCCCGGTACCGACAACGGACACACCGTTGATCCCTGTCGTCATCGATGTGGATCTACCACCTCGCAACGACCCGGTTGAACGGACAGCAGGGTTGGCGGTCGAATTGTGGCGAGCAAGGTATGCGTTGCCGACCTTGCGGAAGGCTTCGCGCCAGCCCAGCCAGGACTTGGCTTCCGAGGCTGTGGACGACGGAGGCCCGAAGGTCTCCAGGAACCCGTCGAGGCCCGAGACCAGAGTTCTGGCTCCGATCGGTCCCCAGGTCGCAGCAACCACTCCGCCTGGTACGTACGGTAGCGAGTTCGCCGTTGTGTAACTCTTGTCGATTTCCTGGCCGTAGGCTCCAGGTGACAGCTCTCCTGACATCGGTTCCTCCTCAGGTCACGTAGTGCTCATCGAGAAGCTCCACTAGCTCGGCCTTGGACGACGTCGAACCGGGTTCGATCCCGGCCTGATTACACAACTCAACGAGCTCTTGTCTCTTCTTGTCTATCGAATACATAGGGATCTCGATCTTCTCTTCGGGTTCGGGAACCTGAGGTTCCTCGACCGTCTCAACTTCAACGAGATCTTCAACAAGGTCTTCGACGATCTCGAGTTCACGGTAGACCACGTGACCTTTGCGGATCAGAGTCTGGGTCCGAGCTGTCGTGAACGACCAGACGTGGTCAGCCTCAAGGACCTGACCAGGTGCAAGATGCCACTCCTCTTCGCCTCCGAATCGATGGATCCGTCTCGAGACTGCAAGGAATTCCTTGGTGTTGTTCTCGATCTCGTATTTGATCTGCTCAGGCATCTCTACTCCTCGACGAGGTATCCCGCCTTGACCTCGGTCAGATTATCGGGAGCTGTGTCGAACGTAACAGCGACCTCGCCAGTGACGTAGTTAACCGTCCCTGAAGTGATCCCTGTTCCTGCGATGTTACCGTCTCCATCGTCGAACCCGGTAACCTCGACCCCAGCAACCGTCCCGATAACCAGAACAGTCCACATCTGCAACGGAAGGCCATAGTTGTACGAGAACGTCGTGAGCAACCCGTCAGCGTCGCCCATGTATTGACGTCGAGGGTAATAGAGATCCTCGACCAAGGTAGTCAACGCTGTATCAGAGTAGATCCGCAACCGGACCTGCCGCATCGTGTCGGTCTCGTAGACCGCAGGATCGAACACCCAGGCCTGGAGCTCGAATGGTAAGGTGTACCTGACCAGGCGTTGTTCTGAACGGCCTAGTGCTTCGAGGTTGGTGTTGTTCCCGATGGTCCCGCCGAAGTTGAGGTACGCAACTTTCCAACCGAACACAGTCCCGGCCCAGACTCGGAGCCACTCCGCATTCGATCCACCTAGCCAGACCAGCTCTTGAACCAACAGCCGAGCTTCGCGTGCGGTCTCGGCCCAGACGTCTAAGACATAAGGAATGTGTACAGGTACGGGGTGACGACCTTGACGAATCTTGAGCTTGTTCTGGGAGTATGCCTTGGAGTAGCCAAGCTTCCTGAGCTTGGCTGTCGTCGCCTTGTTCGCAGGAACTGGGATGTCCCCGGCTTGATATAATGAGACAATCGGAAGCTGAGGACGCTGGGTGTTGTTCTGGCGAACCGAGACCGTCTCCATCATAGCTCTGTCCGGAGGAGCGTAGATCACTTGGACGGCCTTGTCTAAGAGCCCCGAGACCTTGTCCCGGGTCCAGGTCAGCAAGGCCTCGTCGTACGCATCGAAGATGGAGATTGCAGTTTCGATGACTTACTCCTTGGAGTTCTCTTCGAGGAGAGTTTCGACTTCTTCAGGAGTCTGGAACAAGGTGCGGCTATTCGGACCCGGTCCACGAGAATGGGGTCTGGCTACTTCCATGATCGCTTCCTTGACCAGGTTCTTGACGTGGTCGTCGTCTGCTGCGTCCATAGACTCGCTAGACAGAATCTGAGACGAGGAATTCATCGAGACCTTCCAGAGGCCCCAAGAGATCCCGGTACCCAACAGCATCGAAGCGAATACTGCTCCGGCGACCCAGCCTTTCCATCCTGCGATCTGGAGCTTGATAGCCTCGACGCCTTTCTGGTTCTCTCGAGCCTTCTTCATGACGTCCTCCGCTAACCGGTCCAACTTTGAGTGAGCAGGGCAGCGTGTCGGTATCGAGATCTCGTCGAACTCGGAGACATCACACTTCGGAGGTGGTTTGGTTCCTGATCGCATCAACTTGCTCCTACTACAGCATGTACCACAGCGTCAACGACTAGTCTTCTTCGACGGGCTCGTCCTTCTCAGGCTCGGGTTCTTCCTCAGGATCTTCTTCGTCCTCGGACTCCGGCTCTTCTTCGGTCTCGGGATCGAAGTACAGATCGAGCTCATCATCGTAGATGATCAACTCCTCGACAGGGAACTCAGGGTCCTGCTCATCTACAGGCTCGTCCTTGTCATCAGAATCCGGATCTGGCTCTTCGTCAGGATCCGGTTCTTCCTTGTCGTCCTCGGGCTTGTCGTCCGCTTCGTCCTTCTTCTCAGGCTCGTCGAGAAGAACCTCGGGCTCGTCGTCAAGGACTTCGGGCTCTTCTGGCTGCTCCGAATCTGGAAGAGGCTCGACCGGGACGATCACCAGCTTCAGACCTCCCTCTTCGTCTGCCTGGTCAACCGTTTGGATCTTGACTCTGGTCGCTGCGGGGATGTCACCGACTTGCTGGAGCAGGACGTACGAGTAGTCTTGCTCGACAGCCTCGGTGATCTGACCAGAGTTGACCAGCATCCCGATAGCGGTCCGGATCCTGATGTCGTCGACGTACGGGAAGTTGTCGCGAATGTACGACTCGACTTCGGACGCGGTCGCCTTGATCTCTCCGATCCCGATCGCTGCCTTGACGCTGTCAAGGATCGGACCGACTCGGAGATCTTCTCCGAGGCTCATCAGCTTCGTCGCTGCCTGCTTCGGATCTTGACCTGCCTGGACCTTCTTGATCATCGCATCGATCACACGCTTGGTACTCACTGCTGTCCTCCCATCTCCCTCAGGAGAATCTTCTTGACGTCGTTCATGAATCCCCTCCAGGCCGGTCTTGGCGAGAATCCAAGGGACCCAGAACCATACTCGTAAAGCTGGGTCAATTGAACCAGCTTTGGATCAATCTCAACGAACCACCGACTTCCGATCTTCGAAGTCTTGATCATCTCAGGAACCAGAGCCGGATCGATCTTGTACTCATCAGCTACAGTCGGATCGGAGAACACGTCCTGGACCTGCGGAACGGTCCTTGAGATCACGAGTTCGCGGTACCTCGAAGCGGTCTGCTCTTTCAGCGCAGGGTACTTTGTCCTCGCAACTTGAAGGCGCTTCTTCATCGCTCCGACCGGGTTCCCTGATACTCTGGAACGAGGCTTCATCGTGTCCACGATTCCTTGGTTATCTTGTGGACATACAACGCTCGGAAGCCTTGGAGTCGTTGGATCTGAGTCTCTCGATCTTTGGAACCGAACCCCAAGTCCTGGAGGACCTTCTCGACATCTTCGAGCGTTGCTTCGAACTTGCCTGCTAGTGTCGTGATCGTGTACGTCCCTGTCATCCCTTCGCTGTACGGATCGTACACGAGCCTGATCAGATCCTTGGGATCCACGCCTCGGAGCTTCGCAGCAGCACCTTGCTGGACGTCGTGCACAATCGCTGCCTGGAAGTCTTCTGCGACTGCTGTGTGACCGACTGTCACAGCGGACTCGTAGAACCTGTCCCAGTTCACAGGAGTCATGCGATCACGACGTTCTTGTGGGTCACGTCCGAAGCTCCGACCCAACGGAGCGGGACACTCGAGTTCTGCCAGAAGTCTGCGGGTCTCATCTCTTGGATCTCGTGCTCGTTCCCTTGAGGATCCTTGAATCTGTCACCGATGTGAGGAGTGATTCCGAGATCAGTCAAGATCTTCGCAGACATGACCACGATCGCATCTCTGGCTCGATCGAATCCGTACTTCGTCAGTCGCTGTTCCGATGGATTGAGCATGACAACGAACGGGAACGACGCGGTCTGGACAAAGGCTGGGGATGTCGCTGGGTCGTAGTGATGATCGTGGTAGTAGAACCTAAACGACAACCCTGTCAATGAACCCCAGGGCCAGACCCGGTCGACAACAACCGATCCTGTAGCTACAGAGATGACTTCGTAGTCACCGTTGTCTCTGACATCGGTCCCGTCTGCTGGTTCACGGATCTGAAGGACCATCCCAGCCCTGGTGTTGGTCGTCGTGATCCCTGTGTCTGAGAAGGTCTTGGCAGCTGAAGCGGATGTGATCCCTGTGGTCCCTTCCCACGGAGCTTGGACGACTTTCTGGTACAGTACCCGGGACGGACAATTCAGGCGATGATAGTCCTCGATCCTAGCCAGGTTGTACACAGCGTCCTGAGTATCTGTTCCGAAGGTCGGCTGGGCCACGACAGCTCCTTACTTCTTGAGGTTCTCGCGAATCCGCTCGGCATCGGTCTTCTTGGATTCAATCGTAGGTGCTGGAGTATTCAGAGCGGGAACCTCCGCAGGCATCTGCTCTGCAGTCCCGTACCACGCATACCCACTCAGCTCCGACCCGTCCTGACGAAGGTTGAACGACACCGGTCCCACGGTCTGCTTCAGCGTCGTCTCGTCAACCTTGGAAAGCTGGTCATCGGTCCCGTTCGACACGAGGTACAACTCGACCTTGTACAACTTCTCGGCAGGCACGACCCCTTCGGGAAGTACTGACACGAGCTGCTTGTACTCTTGAGTTCCTCGGAAGATCCGGGACGCAGACCAGGACGAGACATTGAGCTTGGCCTTGGGCGAGATCGCATCCGCCAGAGCTTGGCACACGTCTTCTTGCTGCTCACGGATGAGACGACGGGACTCGTTGATCTTGCGACCACGAGGCTTCTTGGATTCGTTCTGCTCCCATCCCTCCTTGTAACCCCGGACGAACAGGTCGAGCTCGTTGAAGGCTACCTTGAGAGCCTCCTCAGGGCTGCGTCCTTCGGTCTCCATCTCGTCATAGATCGCCTGGACGAAGGATCCCATCGCTTTGTCGAGGTCCTCCTCGGCATCCGATACCCGGAAGCCTTCGTTCTTGCGACGACCACGAGGCTTCTTCTTGGATTCGAAGTAGCCTCCGGTCTTCTCGGCATCGTCGACCTGCTCCCAGAACCCCTGGACGAAGGAGTCTAGCTCTGTACGAGCCGTCTTCAGCGCCTCTTCCCGGCTGAAATCTTGGTCGAGCAGCTCTTCGAGGACGGTGTCGAAGAACTCTGACATAGCCGAGTCAAGCTGCTCCTCGGCGGACATCCGGCTCTCGTTCTTACGACGACCACGACGAGGCTTCTTCTTGGATTCGACAAGCTTGGTGTTCACAGGGATCACAGTCTCTTGGTGGACCCGGGTCATCAGATCCATGAACTCGGCACCGACGTTGTTACGATCGTTCATCTCAGTTCTCCGTTGTAGTATGTACCGAGTTCTCTCGATATAGCTTGCTCCGTCTGGTCTTGGTCTCTAGAGGAACGTACAAGATCAGAAGCTTCGTGATCGCCTGGGCCAAGGGCTTGAGGTTCCCGCCAGCGTCCATCACGTCTTGACCTTCTCTGGTCTTGCTCCATCGAACCGTGAAGGAGCCCTGGGGATTGGCTACGGTGTAGGCGTGTCCGGTCTGGTACAGCAGCACCTGGGCTCGGGTCTTCTTGAAGTTGATCACGACCTTGGTCCCGGCTCTCCGTGTCGCCTCGGGCTTGGTCACCTCAAACTCGGCTACAGCCCCGTCTTCCCACGGATTCCCTTGGATCTCGCCAACGACGTTGTAGTTGTCTTGACTCAAGAACATGACCCACTCGGCGACGGCGTCGAGGTAGCCCGAAGTAGGAAGTTCAATCGGTGGTTCGTGTACGACATCAGATCCGAAGATCTCAGCTTCTGACAAGATACTCAGAGCTTGTTCGAACCCAGACCCTTGGAAGTCTGAGCCCAGGTCCGAAGTCTCGGGAGATCTGAGCTGAGAAGCTCGCAGGAACGCTACCTGAGTATTCTCAGACCCGGTCTCGACCGGTTCGAACTTGGCGACAAGTATGGACAAGTCCGACATCAATTGAACCAAACGTCGAACTCGCCGACTTCGTCCCCGGTCGAGATGTACAGGTTCAGCTGGAGGTTGAATGGAAGGAACGATCCCTTCTCGTCGGAGTAGTCGTACTTGTTGACTAACGAGGTCCACTTCCTGAGGACTACGACATCCTCGTCCGTGAACTTCTGCTTGTCCTTTCTCCGGACCGACACAGGAACATCGATCTCGACATCGTAGTCATGGTCCCGGAGGTACTCGGGGTCGTCGACCTTGTCAGCGAAGCTCTCCCAGGCCACGTCGTAGTACTTCTCGATCTGATCCTTGAGATCCGTGTCCGAACCAGCCTCAGGTTCCCAGGAAGGCTCAGAGTCTTCGGGATCCTCTTCCTCAGGATCTTCCTTCGAAGCAGGCTCAGGGAACTGATCGAAGATAGTCTCAGACGCGTCGAGCAACACCTCTCCGGTCTCGTCGTTAATCACGTCCCACGGAGGCTTTGTATCCGCCGTCCACGTCTCCTTGGCCCAGGCTTCGACCTCGTCAGCTCCAAGGTCGGTCTCGACAGACCCGCCGTACTTGTCGTTCCAGGTCATCCCTGGAAGCAGGTCGATTCCATCTGGGGTCTTAGCTTCGACGAAGATCAGCTTGTTAGGCTCGGTCCTGAGCATCAGCCTCCTGAGATCGTCCTTGACAAACTGCATAGCCATATCAGACCCTCATCGGTACGCCGAGGTCTCCGGTACGTGACCTCAGTTCATTAGTCAGCTCATTGATCTCGGAGATCGACTCGGACAGCAAAGCTTCGCCATCCATCCGGAACTCTCGCTCCGAGCCTTGGACGCTGTTGAACTTGGATCGCATCCGGCCCAGAGGATACTTGGCTTGTGACAACGAACACCTTAAGAACCAATCCTCGAAGTCTGCAGGGACCTGGGCGATGGTGCGATCGATAACGTAAGTGTAGGCAACGGTGTGGGACGTGACCGGGATCGGAGTGATGTACAACTTCGCAGACTCGAGATCGAACTCCCAAGCGAACTCAGCAGACAACACTCTCCGGGCCAGGTTCAGGTGTGCCATGTCCGATGCGAACGTCCCTACATCGATCGGTTGCTGAACCGTTGACCACGGGTTGAACACATCGTACTGAGCCAACGAAGGTCGGATCGTAGGAGCAGGGACGCAGTTGACCAACCCTTTGCCGTAGTCGGTCAGTACATAGACCTGCTGACCCGAGTTGAGTCCGAGAGACGCTGTCAGCCGTCTGGGATGGTATCGATTGAACAGTCTCAGGGCTTGGGCGATAGACTCGTCTAGCTGACCTGTCGTGAGCTCGACACGGACACCTTCGGTTGCATCCTGCCCGAGCATCCTTTGGATATGGAGTTTGACAGATGCTTCCGACAGTGCCACTTAAGCTCCTTCAAGTCAGAGTCCTGCGATCCGTCAGCGGAGACCCCGGAAGTCGCCTCCCAGGGTCTCCTGGATCGTCTAGGCCGTGATCGTCCCGGTGCAGTAGAACCCGCCGTCCACAGGCATCCGCCCGTACCGGCTCCAGGTCCCCTTGCGGACGAGGAAGTCGGTCAGGGTGATCGTGGGGGTCTGGGTGAACATCTGGTACGGAGCGTAGATGTAACCCGTGTCCCACATGTTGTCACCCTTGTGGCCCATGAGGTACGTGTCGGTGTTGATGTAGCTGTCCTTGTAGACCGTCCACTGGTTGTTCAGCACGCCGATCTTGTGGACGCCGCGACCCTTGATGGCTCCGCCGGTCCGCTTGAACCCGGGCAGAGTCTCGATGACGTTGCAGACCCCGACACCGGCCACGATCCACTCGGCCTCGGCGCGCTGGGTCGTGGAGTAGATCCGGTTCTGGGCCTGGACCAGGCTGTCGAGGAAGGAGAGCTTGTGCTCGGTGTACGAGACACCAGCACCCACGGTCCGGGACCACGCAGGCTGGACGTTGGTCGAGATCCGGAACAGATCGTTGATGATCTTGTGGTCGATCTCGTACTTCATCTCGCTGACCTGGGCGGCAACGAGCTCGACCTCGGCATCGAGACCGTGGACGATCTTGTAGTCGGTCTGGACATCCAGCGACCACTTGCTCACGATCCGGTCGGCCTGGGCCGTCACCGGACGCGAGGTCAGGACCATGTCGGTCTCGGGCTGGAGGTACGTGCCCTCGTTGTCGTAGTCGTACGAGGCATCGATGGTCGCTGCGGCAGTGATGTTCGCGGAGAACGTCACGTCGTATGCGCCAGTGGAGTAGTTGATGGTGTTGTTCCCGCCTGCATTGACGTCACCGATCAACGCGCCTGCGCCATCGTCGGTGACCAACAGACCGTCAGAGGTCACGATCTGGAGACGGCCTGCCAGAGCCGGGACCCAGGCCAGGTTGCCGGTGTACTGGGCAACCGCACCGGTGCCGACATCGAGCTGCTCCGAGTCGATCTCCTTCGAGGTGAACGACGTCGAAGGATTCTCGATGATGTCACGACCAGCAACCGCTGTACCTTTGGTCACGCCGTACAGGAACTTCAGGAAGAAGACCAGCGACGTCGGACCCTGCATCGGCTGGGTCGAGACGAGCTCATGTGCGATCAGGTTCGGGAACACTGCCCGGACGATCGGGAACGCCCACCGGTCAAAGGACCCGACGTACTGGAGCCGCGTGGTCTCGTCCAGGGCGTCGTAGTACTCTTGCTGGTTGTGCATCATCAGAGCGGTCATGAGCCGGACTTTCTCGTCCTTGATGCCTTCGAGCATCTCGCCCATGGTGTACCGCACCGTGGTCTTGGATCCGCGGCGCTCGTACGCCTTCTCGAACAGGATCCGGTCCTTGGCCTTGGCGAGCCCTTCCATCAGCCGGGTCGCGTCCTCCATCCCTTTGTTCACGCCTTCACGAATGATCATCTTGTCCTCCTCGAAAGGATGCTTGTTGGCTTCACCCGGCTACTTCACTACCGCTAGGAATCTAGCGAGTACGGGATCGGCGTCCTTGGTCTCATGGCGTCGTGGACGCCGGTCACGCTTCTTGGATTCATGAGCAGGCCCGTCGTCGAGGTCGATCATGTATCCGTTATTACGAGTGTACTCGAACTTCTTGATTCGGTATCCGAGCTGCTCCAAAGCCACCTCGATATCATCCGCCAGGTCTGAATCTTCCTCGACCTGGACGCCGATCTCAAGGATGTCACCGTTCCATTCGTACCCGATGGCGTCGGCGTTCTCGATCTCGTACTTGTCCAGGATATCCTGGATCTTCATCGTAGCGGTATATTCGTTGACCTCAGCTTCGTTCTTGCGAGGCTTCCGAGTACGCTTCTTGGATTCGTCGTACCCAGGGTCCATCCACTTCCGGTAATCTCCGATCATCTCCTTGACGACAGGGAACTGGCGGAGGTGCGTCTCGATCTGGTCGACAGCGTTGGGATTGATTGAGGACCACGCGTCTTCCTGGTCGAAGGTGTCAACCCAGCCCCGGACGAGCTGCTCGAACTGCTCCTGGACCGCTGCTCCGAGCTTGGTGTACCCCTGACCGAACTGGAGAAGTTGCTCGATGTCCTCTTCCTCGTAGGCCTCCTTGAGCTTCTTCTCGGAGAGGCGTCCTCGAACCGTCGACTCCTTGACGGCCTTGGTCCACTTCTGGATCTTGGATTCGGGAAGGTCTAAGCCTCTCGCCTTGAACTCGTCCTGCATTCCTCCGAGAGCATTCCCAAGGCCATGCCGGTTAGGACCTGATTTCTCTGTCGAGAGCTTGATCTGAGTCTTATTGTACTCGGCCTTAAGATCTGTATCGGACAGATCCTTCCAAGGACGCTCGTCGACATCCGCAGGATCCGGACCTGCCGGAGGACGGAACCGAGCAGGAGGACTCCCAGAGGCCCACTCGTTGATCGCTGCGACAGCCTGCTGACGGGTCATGCTCTTGAAGTGCTCGGTCATCTGCCGGATCAACAGGCCCTTGAGCTGTCTCCGAGCCTTGGTCTTCGCCTCCTGGATGCCTGCGGTGGCCTTGTCGAGGAACTTGGAGTAGGCCTCGTACTCAGGCTCGTCGTCATGGATCGTCACTACCCCAGGGAACGTGATCCCGTACCGGCCAGCGTTGTCCAAGATCTCGACGACAAGCGACTTGAGATTGCCTCGGACCTTCTGTGCCAAAGCCTCGTGGTTGGCAGAGAACCGATGACCGTAGAGGTACTGGTAGAGAGCTCCGAACATCGACTCGGCAGCTTCACCAGCGTACTCAGGAACAGACTTCGGTGCGACCTCGTTCACAGCCTCGGTCTCGACCAGCGTCGCCCACACACGCCTGACGTCCTTGAGAGTCTCGCACGCAGCGAGCATCTTCTTCGCCAGCTTCATGTGCGAAGGCTTGACCCGCTCGGTGACCTTGGAGATCAACGCCTGGCGCTTCGCAGCCTCTTTCTCGTCGAGGATCGCCTCGAACACCTGACGCAAGGCTCCGGCCTCGGTCTTGGACTTGCGCAGCTCTGCGATCTCGTGGACAGCTGCGGTCACGATCTTCTCAGCAGCCTCGGCCCGGGCTTCGGCATCGTCGTCGTACAGCTTGGTCACTGCGTCGTCCTTGGCTCCGCACTCAGGACACGCCATCGGACCACCCTCGGGCAGGCCCTTGCCACGCTTGAACTTCGCACCGCACTCAGAACACTTGTACGAACCCGAGTCCTTGGACATCACGAACTGCAGATCTTTCTGGACCGTGCCGAGGGTCTGCTCGATCCGACGAAGCTGGTCCTGCTGGGCTTGGGTGACGGGGTCGATCTCGTCAGCACGCTCGACAAGCTTCTGAGAAGCAGAAGCCACGAGACCCCAGTCCGAGATCTCCCGGGCCAGGTCGACACACTTCTCCAACATCTGAGGCGACGTCGACACGGCTTCGACCAACTGCTTCAGGACGCTACCGGCCTGCTTCGATTCGATCGACTCGGACACACGTGAAGGGTACGCCCCAGGAGTCGAAGGGTTGATCACGAAGTCCCAGGTCTCGGCCTCGTAGTCATCCTGGACACAGTCGGACCCGGACTCGTGCTTCACGGACCCGCGTCCTCTGGAGGAAGTGCCCAGGCGTACGCCTGCACGGAACATCGTCGCAGCGATCTGTCCGTGAGGGGTCTCGAGGATGTCGTAGGTAGCGTTGATCGTCCCGTCCGGAGCAAGGTCGACTTCGGTGACGATGTGCGACGTGAGCTCAGGACGCTCTTCGTCCTCGGGCTTGGGATGTCCGAGGTTGCCGACCATCTGACGAGAAGCTAACCGCTCCTTGAAGTCGACCGAACCAAGGACCTTCTCCCAGACCTTCCTGGGATAGATCCGGTTGTTCTCGTTCTTGGTGTCACAGGCCTGGGACTTGCCAGCGACTCTCATCAACACACCGGACGGGAGTCGTGCCCGGTCTTCGGTGATGATCTCGTATTGCGTCGTAGGTCTGTAATAATCGATCAACATCTTGGTCATTTGAACGTCCTCCGTAGAAGCTCTCGTTCGTGATTGTCTACAGGCTCGTCAAGGAGCTGCTTCATGGTCACGCCGAGGTCTTCGTCGGATCCCCTCATTGCGTTGAACCGCGCTAGCTTCTTATAGAACGTCTTTCCCTTAGCGGAACGAGCGAACTGTTGAATGCCCTTTTGTTGAGCAGCTTTGTTCTTCCTTGCGCTCTTCCTTGCAGCTGCTGACTTCGAGGCGTCGGGTCGTTCAGTGTCCCGTTTGTCCCGGTCTCGTTCGGGCTTGTCGATGTCTTCGTCGATTCTTGCAAGGAAGATATTCTTCGTGTTCGTTGACTCGAATTCAACAGGCCACCGAGGACGATAGGTCTTCTTGGCGAATGCAACAGTCCTGATCCTGTCGACAACGAACATCTTGATCGTGCTCTTGTTGTCGTCGTAACCGAAGAACACCACGGTCTTCTTCGGAGGCTTGTCGTATCCGTTGACGTGGATGTTCCTTACACGCAACGAATAAGGAAACACGGTCCTGTACACCTTGCGATCGTCGGTGACCTTGGGACGATAGAAGATCCGAACCGCCTTCCTTGATCTGGCTGCTCCTGCGATGAACTCGATGATCTCTTTCGATCGGCTGTTGAGGTAGCCCCAGACCGCTCTGGACTTCCCGATTGGACGACCTGGATCGACGGCTAGCAGATTCGAACGTTCCGGATCTGTGGTCATTGCTGTGTACTCAGCGAGGAACAGCTCTTCGATCAAAGCTTCTTCTACCCCGATCCCGATCTTCTCGCCAAGTCTCAGGCGCTGAGGGTATGTCAGTCTTGGTGTCTCAGCCATTGACGAACTCTAGGATCACGGCCTCGGGACTTGCACCTCGGAGGACTCTGTCGATCATGTCCCCGGCGTCGACAGGATCAATAGCCTTGACGACCTCGCCGTCTACCACGACCTTCACAGGCTTTCCCTTGTGATCGAAGAAGAACTGGTAAGCCTTGTTGCCTTTGTTGCCAGCGTACACGAATCCTTCCTTGGTCTTCTCGAAGGTCTTGTCGGATAGCTTCGCTACTTGGCCTGCTCCGAATCCTAGTCCAGCGATGAGCAACGGTATCTCACGGACTATTGCAGCTCCGATCTGTGCAGTGATCCCTGCGAGCTTTCCCAGTCCCATGATGATCGGTGCCAGCAGCGCCGACTCGTCAACCACCTCCACGGTCTCGCCAAGGCCTAGACGCTTCTTCGCTATCCCGGTCACATACGACCACTCCCGATCTGTGAACTTCGACACAGGCTTCTTGAACTTGGTAGCAGCACTCTTCTTCGCTGCTGCCCAGTAGTCCTCTGCTCTGTCTGGTGTCTCTCCGGCCTGTCGAGCTAGTGCATATAGAACAGCAGCTGGCATCGCTACCTCCCTGAGAGAATCTGTTCGAGTTTGTTGATGTCGTCCTGGAGAGTCTCGATCTGTCGAGTGATCCGATCGATGTCGTAACGGTTCCTTGTACTGTCCTTGAGCTTCTCGATCATCAACTCCTTGAGGTTGCCAAGAGCTTTATCCATCGCTGTGAGGTTGGACTGGATCCTGGTCTTGAGGTCCCCGACCTTCTCAGCCATCTCTGCCTTGAGTTCGTCCTTGGTCTCTTCAAGAGCTGTGTCGAACTTGTCCTCGACGGCCTTGTCGACTTCCCCGACCTGAACCCCTGACTCGGTCCATCCCGTGATCTCTGAGAGCTTAGGACCTCCGAACAATGCGAGGAGAACAGGCAACAGAATCGTGATCCAGTGCTTGACACTCTTGGGATCGAGTACGATCTTCCCGGTCTCGTCAGCCATCGTCTTCCTCTTCGTCAAGTTCCAAGTCGATATTGTCCAGCTCTTCCTGGATCTTGTCGAACTCTTGTTCGATCTGGAGCTGCTGGATCACCAGCTCTGTTTCTTCTAGAAGGGCTGTAGCTCTATCAACGAGAGAAGGCTCAAGAGGCGAGCCTGCTAAGACGAATAATAGAGACAGTATTCTCATGGAGAACCTTCGTTGTGTCAGCTCCAAGAAGGCGCTTATGTGAGCAGGAGTTCTGTCGAGCGTAACGAGTAAGAGCTACTCGTACCAGCCCTCGAAGCCAGCGCTTACGATACCCGAGCCTCCAGTAGCATAGCTCCGGATCTCGATATCAGTACCAGCAACGAAGGACGGAGGCTCTTCGAGGATCCTCTGGAAGTTGGCGTAGGCGATCGACTCTCGTGACGAGATCTTCCAGGACTCTCCAGGAGGACGGTACCACAACGCGAACCTCGTAGAGACCGACCCGGCTTCCGATCCCATCCACGAGGTGACGTACAGAGTCTTCCCAGCTGGGACAGTGTAGACCGCTCCATCCGCTGCTCCTTCCCCTGCTGGTATCAGCAAGAACGGACCGGAGGCTCCTGTATCTGCGATGGTCAACGCTCCGGCGTTCACCCCTCCAGTCCCGACAGCGCTACACTCGACTCGGAACACTCGGAACACTCGAGGTTACTTGTTGCCAGTGCCATCCCGTTCGTCGGGAAGGTGTCGCTCTGGAACGCTCCGGCTGCGTCCAGACCGTACAGCGTGACGCTATGACAGCCTGTTCCAGGAACACCAGCGCCCTTGGCAGGATCGTCCTCGACACTTCCGGAGATCACGGTGAAGGTGTCAGCAACTACCAGGTACGGCATCGGAGTCGAAGTATTCCTCACCGTCTCCCAGGTAGCTCCGACCGTAGGATTGTATCCCCACACGTGGAACGCGACCTTCCCAGGCACGAGGTTCTTCGCGATGCTATAGCCCCGAGGCTCTGCTGATACCATCAGACTTCCGCCGTTGATAGACCTGACATTCTGGAACAGTCCCGAGGTCGTGTCCATCGCTGCGATCACAGCCTTGACCAGTTCAGCATCGTCTTGGTCAACGATGCTATCATTAACCCGGTGACTCGACGCCTTGAATCCTTGTCGAAGCAGGGTCTGGATCACGAACGTCCCTTGTGCTACTGCCCCGTTGGTGTACGAGATCCTGTAGTATCGTGCGCTAGGAGTCCACGAATACACCTTACCCGAAGCTCCGCCTGTCAAGGTGTACCAGTCCGAATCGATAACGGTCGTCTCGTCATGACTCCACTCTACCACGAGACCGTCAACCGCTGAATCCTGATCTGAGACGACCCCGAGGACAACAATTCCATAGGCCAAGGTGTCAGCCCACTCTCCGACGAACGACTCACCTCCTCCTAGAAGCGTGGTCGTAGAGTTCTTCGCTACGACCACGCTCACTGCCCCGATCTCTGCAGCGCTGTTGTCGTAGTCGAGGTACTTGTCATCTACGGTACCTCGGACGCTGTAACGACGAGTAGCAGCGTCGTACGTGATCTCGCTGAAGGGGTTGTCGTCGAGTCCTCTTGTGCGGATCGTATAAGCATCATCCGCCTCAGATCCGGCATACGTCGCCAGGACCAGCACCGATCCAGTTGCTGACACGATCCGATCCACGACTCTACGAGTCTCGTTGTAGAACAGAGCTCCGACGACACTCGAAGGGAATGTCGTAGCAGCGTCGGTGACCTGCTCTGCTATCGCTGCGGTGACTGTACCTGCTTCAAGTTCAGTCCCGATGTAGGCTGCGAGAGCCTCTTCGTATGATGCGAATGATTCGTCGTATGCACGCTTCATGAGACCTCCTGATTGTACCACTACGGTTCAATAAGAAGGCACTTGTGTACAGGAGGATCAGGTCTGCTAGCCTCGGAGGTCTTCGTGGAACGGAGGGTATCTCGGATCTGAACTGAAGGTCTTGACTACGATCTTGATGGCCTTGACAAGGAATCGTTCACAGATCAGACATCGGGTCTCGGTGTCGTTGTAGTAGGCTCTGCAGTAAGGACAGGTCTTCATCCTTGCCTCGATTCTGAGAGGTTCTAGCCCGAGGCAAGGGCCTTCTTAGCCTCGCGTGGAAACTCGCGGTACACCTTGTCTGAGGCTGTCAACGGACCATAGTACCTGGCATCCTCGGGGTTGACGTACTCGACAACACCACCGAGTCTGTAGACAACCGGAACGAACCTGACCCCTTTCCAGTCCCTGATCTTGGTGTAGATCTCGTACTCCCTGGTCTGGTTCTTCAGAGTGATCTCGACGAAGGGAGGAACGATGCCTCGTTCTCTGCGTCCTTCACGTTCGGTGAATCCGACCCAGAGCGTTACATGACCCGGACCTGGAACAGGATCCTGTTTCGGTTCAACCGGGGCTGAGATCTCGAGAGGAACAGAGACCAATTCAGGTCCTTGATACTCGTAGCCACAAGGGCACTCAGTTCTGGGATAGCCTCCTCCATGATCCAAGTTACCGCAAGCAGGGCAACGCTTCGCTGTGTCGTCTCGCATCGCTAGTCGGTAGAACTCGTGACGGCTGCTCAGTCCCATTCGTCATCATCTCCTTCGAGAGAAGCCAGAGCATCTAGAGCTTCGTCCTCAGGGATCACTCGGACTCGGTGGATGATCTCTTCCGGGATCTCGGAGAGACGAGAGAAGACGATCATACTATCCGGAGACTCGGTACGATCCATGACGTGCCAGTCGTCGGTCCAGTAGAACCGTTCTTCCGGAGGATGCGCTTCGTTCCATCGACGGAAGTCGATCTTGTAGAGGACCGCGTCTCCGCTTAGATACTCATCTCGGTAGAGAACAGGAAGCCACTCGTCAGCATCCCCGATGTGAACGCCGTAGAATCCGGACAGAGCCTGATCGAACGGGTGCTCAATCTTGAATGCTGTCTTCGGATCGGATCCAACGGCTACGAGTCGTTCTCCGTAGAAGTCTGCTTCGGGATACGCATCATCCCCAGTCCTGAGCTCGTTATCCTCGAACTCGACCGAAGTCGTACCCTCAGTTAAGGCTGCTCGTAGGAACTCTTCTCGGATAGTCATGTCAACACCTCGGCGAGAACCTGGACCAGTCGAACAAGAGCACCTGCGACGATGACAGCGATACACCAGACCGTGAAGTATATAGTGTAGCCTTCGTTGCTACGATCGGCTACCATGTCCTGGAACAGCTCTAGACACGATTTCCGTTCGACCTCGTCGCCAGCGTACTTGTCCAGGAGGTGCCCGGTGACGATGATACTGAGGAACGTCGGAAGAACCATCAAGGTGCGTAGAGCGGAACCGATCATGTCAGTACCGCCTGGATCCACTGCTTGAGCTCATCCACAACATTGCGTGTCTTCATCTGCTCAGCAGTCAAGAACTCGATCTCTCCCTCTGGAATCGAGGAGTCGAGGACGATCTCGAACTTACCAGGACGGCCTGGTGCTCGGACCTCTGAGCTCGGCAGCTTGATCTGGAACGGCTTGGTGCTCTCACAGACCATCACTTGCTCCTAGTTATATTTGGCAGCGAAGTCCTCGGAGGTGATCTCTTCGGCAGCAGCAGCATACGCCTTCTTGACCGCCGTCGCCAGATCCGGATCTTTCCCTGTTCCGAACTCGTCGTCACTGTTGTGCAGATCGACGATGAAGATCATCTCTCCTCGGACCTTGATCCAGATAGGTTGCTCGAACTCTCCCGCATCGAGAATCGCTGTGTAACCGTCCCCGCTCTTGTGCTTCTTAGGTGTTCCGGCGAGCATCTCGTACTCGACGTCCGCTGCCTGGAGAGCCGTGACGATTTCCTCTGGAACCGGGCCACTCGGACCGGAGAGCTCCTGCCTCGGTCGTGTACTCCAGTCGTAGACCCTCCAGTAGAACTCGTCGACACCGCTCCGGATCCTGGAGCGTTTAAGGGTAACAAGATCCTCCCCTCGCTCGTCGGTCCAGGAGACGGAACCGGTCACGTCCATCTCAGCATCTGGAGCCTTCGGATCCATCCCAAGCTCTCGGATCTTCTCCTCAGCGTCCTCACGATCATGGAAGGGGTAGTAGGTCACCATCCCGAGAGCGCTGTCCTTCGTCGGCTTCCCGTCGTAGGAGTCTTCCTCGCTGATCTGAGGCTTCCCTACCGCGGACTTGAACTCGTTCATCACCTTGTCAGTCATCACTTGCTCCTGTACCGATGTGACCAGTTACGAAGACCGAGGCCTTCCTTGGGATAGTACCTCGGGACAACGATACGATGAGGAATCAGGACCTCAGCAGGTTCGTAGACTTCCTCGTACGTACAGCACCTGCTACGAATGAAGTCCCAGTGCTCTACTCTCCGAGCTGCAGCCTTCATCGATCGGGTGAGATGACGAGACTCGTCGCAGAGGTCCGAACCTGTGGACGAGATCGTGAACGTCGAGGCTCCTACGGCGTAGTCTGGGTACAGGAAGACGACGTTCCCTGTGACGTGGTGGATGGTAGCCGTGGAACTTGCAGGACTCCAGGCTTGAGTCGATGAGATCATTCAGCTCTCCTCATCTGGATCCGTGACGCTCCTGGTGTAGGAGTCGGGACGATCCTCACGATCTCCCAACGTTTCGTCTTGGTCCTGAGACCGGTCTTGAGACCGAATCCGAAGTCCTTCCCGTCGCAGTAGAGGAAGTAGTACGGAGCTTCGTCCTTGGTAGAGTAGCTGACGATGTCACCTGGTTCGAGCCGGTCAGCGTCGGAGGTGGCTGCTGCTACCTGAACATCGTAGTCGAATGTCTGTTCCTTGATCGTGTCCTCGACACCGGTCCCGTCAGGATCGAAGAAGTCCACGTAGGACTGGATGGTCTTGACCTGGGCAGGTGTCCAATGGTACGACCGCTTCCCATCCCGGTCCTTGGGATTGATCAGTTCGGTCTTGTCGCCCTTGCACTTATCGAACCAGTCCTGGAGGCTCGTACCTTTCTCCTGCGACATCGCAGCCCAGTCACAGACCATCTCTGCCAGGTCCGTGTCGGACATCTTCTGGGGGTCGCCTAGAGCTTCGGGATGGTGGCTGTTGTCCTTGTTCTTGACGTGGTTCCCTGTTGCTCTGTCAACCTGGTCCTTGACACCAGGAGGATACTCGAAGGTCTTCCCTTCGTCCTTGGACTTGTACCACCACGTCAACCAGACGTACGGTTCGATCTCGCCTTCGCTGTACTTCGAGGCATCGTGTACGTCGGCACGATCCTTGAGTAGCTCCGCCTCGTCGACCAGACCGGAGGTTGCAAGAGCCTCGCAGTTCTGCTGGACCCTGGTGATGTGGTTGGCTGTACGACGGTGGTAGAAGTCGAGCATCTCTTGTGTAGGCTCAGGAAGGCTGTCTTCTTCCTGAAGTGCGAGCTTCGTGAAGATGTCTGCGGGATTCATCGGATAGCCTTCCAATTGTCATCGAACATCATAGCCGGGTCGCTTCCGGTCCCACCGTAGCTTAAGATGTACTTCACGACACCT